TTTGCTATTTTTTATTAGAAAAATTTTTAAAATCATTTGAATTTTTTACTATATTTGCAATAAGTTTTGATAATGAAATACCTTTTTTTTCAGCTAATTCTTGCAAGATATTTTTTTCTTTTTTAGTAAACTTAACATTGATTCTTGAATTTTCTTCTGATACTGCCAAATAAAAACACCACCTTATATTATTCTTTTTTAAAGTGTATCACTTTTTATATAAAAAAACAATATCTAACATAATTATTTTTTTAATTAAAATATTAATGATATATTAACTAAAGTTGAGATATTAACAATATATTGATTATAAAATAAGGTTAAATGTTATTAAAAAATTAACTTATAACAAAATATTAATAATATATTAACTATTTTATTGACTTTTATGCACATTTAGAATATAATTTTCATAAAATATTATTAAAATATTAACTAATAGGAGGATGTAAAATGGCAAAAAAGGATACCCAATTAATTGGATTTGATGGAGGAAGAGGCTATATAAAAGCTTATACAGAAGTAGATGGAGAAGAAAAACAAACAATATTTAAATCTGTATATGGAGATGGTCGTTCAGGAAAAGTTGATTTTGATAGTTACAAAGATCCTAAATATTTAAACATAGAAGGAATGGACTATTTTATTGGATTACTAGCAGAAAAAGAATCTTATTCATCTATAAGAAATTCACAAGATAGTAAAACAAGTGAAACTATGAAAATTTTATTAGCTGCTGCTTTAAATGATATTGCAGTAAAAGATACTGTAAAAATTATGTTTGGAGTTCCATATAAAAACTATAAAAAATCAGTTTTAGCTGAAATAGTAGAAACTTATAAAGGAGAAACTATTGTTATAAAAGATAATATTACAAATGCTACTAAAAAAGTGTTCATAGAAGATGTTTCAATAGCTAGAGAAGGAGATGCAGCATTATATTATGCTATCAACGGAAAGGTAAACAAGGATAAACCAGTAGGGCTTGTAAATGTTGGTTTCAGAACTATGGAATTATCATATTTTGATAAAGGTTTTGTATTTAACGATAGATTATCTAATACTGTTGAATATGGAAATAGTACAATGCTAAAAATAATTCAAGATAATTTAATGGCAACTGGAATATCTAAAAGTGTAAATGAAATAGATAGTTCAAATGATTATGACACATTAAAGAAAAAAGCATACAAATTAGGATCTGAAAAAGTTAATCAAATAGTAGAAGAAAATTGGATTAACAAAGACGAAATGAAATTATATTTAGCTGGAGGAACTTCTTTAAACCTTGAACCATCAGATGATTTTGATAGAGTTGAAAATTCGCAAATGGCTACTGCTATTGGATTATTTAAATTTGCAAAATTAAAATTTTAAAGGTGATTAATTATGGCAAAAAAATCAAGTACAGTTTATTTAGAAGAAACTTTTTGGGATATGATAAATAAATTCCAAAAACAAAATAACTTGTCAAGTAGAAATGATGCAATACAAGTAATATTAAGTGAGTGGAGTATATTAAAACAAATTGATTTTAACAATATACAAGTTAACGTAAATATTGGTGACATTTCACAAGTTATTAAACAATCAGAAAATATAATAGAAGATGAAAAAATAGAAGAAGATGAAGATCAAAAAATAATAAAAGAAAGTCTTTTCAAAATGGAAGAAGAAATGCCTGATTAAAAAGATAAGCTAAGGTTTCAGATAACCTTAGCTTTTTTGTTTATTTACTATTAATATAATCGTTTAAAATTTTATTAATTAAATTTGTTAAAGACCTACAATCGTTTTTTGCTAATTCTTCTAATTTGGATTTTAATTCACTCTCTTTTCTTTTCCACAATTAAAGTTGTATACCCCTTCAAATTCTGGTAAATTTAACATTCTCCCACCTCTTTATTTAAAATATTACTAGATTGTAACAAATTTCAAGGTGGGTATAAATAGATTTTTATGAAATGTTTTCAATTCTATTTTTAGCTATATTGAAATAGTTTTCATCTAATTCTATTCCTACAAATCTTCTATTAGTATTTAAACAAGCAACACCTGTACTACCACTACCCATTGTAAAATCTAATACTAAATCGCCCTCATTCGTGTATGTTTTTATCCAATATTCAAGTAAGTTGATAGGTTTTTGCGTAGGATGTACTCTATTTAAACTATTGCATTCTCCTATAAGTTTACTTAAACTATATAAATTTGTGGGATATCTTTTTGTAATATCATAATTTTTACTAGATTTTGTAATATGTTTTCCATAATTATTGCTTGAATAACCTTTCTTACCAATTGGTCTAATATTTTTTTGTTCTGCGTCAGTCATTTGAGGATTGTATATTGGTAATTTTTTATAAAAGACACATATATCCTCTGTCCTTTTTAAGGGCATACGTTTAGCATTAAGAAAACCACTTGGTAATTGTTTGTCCCATGTTATCCTATATTTAAATTCTTTTAAATTACTGCATATTAATTTACTTGTAAACGGCTCATCTGAAAATAATAATATAGGTGTGTTGTCATTAATTAGTTTATGTATTTTCTCCCACATACAATTAAAAGGAATTATTTCATCCCATTTATTTCTCGATGTTATTCCATATGGAATATCTGTAAATATCATGTCAAATTTTACACCTAAGCTAATTAATCCATCCATCACTTCTAAACAATCACCATTATATAATTTATATCTTTCATCTTCAATCATTCAATCACTCCTATTCAACCACTCTAATATTTCAAGAAAGTATATATTATTTATCATTAATTATTTATCTATAACCACCTTTAAGTTTCAATACCCGATATTATATAAATAGAGAACTACATTCTATTTGCACTAGAGTGATAGTCCTTTGAAAAATGATTATAAACTTATGTTAAAAACCACCCTTATCGCCATTAGAGTGGTTTTTTGCTGTCTAAAATAAAAAAGCTAGAGGAGAGTATCCCCTAGCTTTTAATATTATCGGTCGCTATCGGTCGCGTCCGATAGAATTATTTTTCAAATACTTCTACATATTTTGGGCTGGCAGTGATATATACTCCTGATTTTAATTTATACATATCTGTTCCAGTTCTTTTTATAGTTTCTACTACAGTATAAACTCCACCTTTTGTAACAACCCCTATTACGCTTTTGCTTGTAAAGTCTGGTTTACTATGCATGTTTATATCTTGTAGTATTTTAACATATAATGTTTTGTTATTACCTGTAGTTGTAGTAGGTACTATTGTAACCTTACCTTTACCATTCGTACAATTAACTATTTGATTAACAGATATTTTGCCTGCTTTTAGGTTATAACAATCCAATCTAAATTGTTCATATTTATCTTCGTTTAAAACCATGTAAATTGGACATAATTTATAAGCACGACCAACTACATCAGTATGTCTAATTATATCCTTTTTAGGATTAAGTCCTTTATTAGCACATAACCAAGTACATAACCATACCATAGATTTATATGTAGCATCTGTATAATGATTATCAGAACCTGTTGTTGCAACTTCGACTCCTATTGCATAATCATTTGCACTATTAGTACAATAGCATTTTTCAGTTGTAGGTATTAACTGATAGATAGTACCGTCAAGATCTATAACAAAGTGAGCACTAGCATATATATATTTTCCATTAACTTTGTACCCGTTAGCAACTACATTATTAAAATAAGATACAGTCTTATAACCTGGTACATCTGCTTCACCAGTATAGTGAATTGCTACTTTTGTGTAATTTAATGGAGTTCCAGGTCTACCATATTTGTTTTTCTTTTGCCATTTTTCAACTATTGTTGGTTTTACTATTGACATTATATCATCTCCTATTTATTTTCAATTAAAGCCTTGAAACTTTGGTGCAATCCTACACTAGAAAGCCCACTTAAAAGCCCTCCTAAGAAAACATTCATATCAAATGACTTAGATATTGCTATGTTTAATACAACACCTAATACAGCCATTATGAAAGGAATATACTTATTAGGAATAAAGTCAAAGCTAGTTTTTATAACATATCCTATTCCACAACAACCTAATACAACTCCAATGACTAAATAACTATTAATAACATTTAAATCTATCATAATTAACCTCCTATTCTTCTAAGTGATCTATTCTGTGATGTGCAGACTTTGTTGAATCTTCTACTTTTGCCATTCTTTCTACTAAATTATTATGTTTATCTACTCTAGTTGATAAAGTTTTTATATCTTCTTTTATACCTTTGATTTGTTCTTGCATTACTGCAGTAGTTTTACTATTTGCAAAATAAGAACCAGCTAAAGTTCCTATAAATGCTATAATAGCAACAATTATTTCTGTTTGCATATTAATACCTCTCAATTTTCTTAAGTATGTTTTACTCTATCTCTAAGTTCTCCTTTTTTACCATCGTTAAATTGTCGAACTTCACTTAAATAACCTGTAATTCTTCTGATTCTTTCAAATGAAACAGGAACAAGTTTATATTCTAAATCTACATACCCTTTATCGTCTATTGTTATATTTAGATATTCAATTTCTCGATTTGGATATTTTTTATGAATATGTTTTATGTAAGCTTCGATTTCTCTTTGTTCAGCATGAACTCCTTCTGGAGTTTTTATATTTATTTTCATCTTTTCAAACTCCTTTTTACAAAATAAAAGGGATTACAAATTAGTAACCCCCTTAGAAAAAATGGTAAGTGCCTCTAAATACTATATACACATATAACTTTTAAAATTAAAATTCGATTAAAATATAAATGTTTTTTTATTAAGTCCACATTGGAATCACCCTCTTTCATAGCCAATAAGCAAAAGAAGGACCCACTCTAAAAGTAAGTCCTTTCCGGAAAAGGTTATTAAACCGATTCCTTTGCTCGTTGGGGTTTCAAATGAGAAATTATTTTATCTACAATTATAGTGTAAATTCCCAATAACAAATTTGCAATCGGAACATATTCCTAATATTTATAATTTAAGTGTTAAAACTTTGTTAATTAGTAATATTTTTATATATATTTTGCATATGCTATGATATGCGAAGCGTTTATGAAGTAGCGACAGCGACCGTAATAAACGTAGAGCGGTTATATCAAGTTTATAGCAATTTAGGTATACTATGTGTATTTTTATCTAGCACAGGAATTTATATAAATTTACATAAAAATAAGGAGGGATAACCTCCTTTTATTTTGGTAATCTTACCACAAATGCAGAATATACATTATCTTCATTTCTAATAAGGCAAAGAGCATGATATCTTTTTAGTTCTAGTAAATCCGTTTCTGTGTATCCTTCCTTATTAAATAATTCCTTAAGTTCAATAAAACATTTTACATCAGCTCCAGCAAGTAATAAAAAACTACATCCACTACTTAGAATAGCATTTTTACACTTTTTTGTACATTGTTCTAAAAAGTGTAAGCTTATAGTAGGAATTAAAGAATATTTTCTACATTCTGTGAGAATATCTTGCAGGATAATTTGTGCTGTAGGAAATAAATTAATTTCGTCTATAAATAATTCTGTGCGTGTATTAGATCTTATTTGTTTTGCTAACCATACTTTAGAAAGATAAAATGTTGCTATTAAATCTCTCATATTTCTATTTGTGAAATCTTCTTCTTTAGCCTTTATAATTATAACTTTATTTTGGTCTAATGCTTTTACAAAGTCTATATTATTATTTCCTGGTGTATTATAAGCTAGTTTTGTATATAAATTAGTTTTTAATACGCTTATTCTATCTATTATTCCGTCTATCTTGCTATCATAGTTCTCTATATTTCCATTTTTATTGACTTTATCTAAATCGTATAAATCTTTAATTTCATCTGCAAGTAAAGATTTTTCATTTTCTGAAAGTTTTTCTAAAAGATTTTTACGCACATCAGGATATAAAAGTATCTCTATAATTTCTTTGAAACTAGCGTTAAAATTCTTATAAAATACTACGGTACAAGCTGCATAAAAGTAACGTAACATTCTAGGAGTTAATTTTGTATCAGCATTAATAGTATTAAGTAATATGTGTAATTGTGTGCCTTTTTCCATACATTTAGCTAATTTTCTATAATTATCATTACTTTTACATACTAATTCATTATAACAAAATCCTTGTAGTTGCTTAGGATTACTACAATCTATTTCTATTAATCTATCTTTTGGTGTAACCTGCTTTATAGATTCTGCAAGACTGCAGTCCCTTATTATATCTAATACTATAAGGCCATCTCCATTAGCTATTATAGATTTTGCTAGATTCTGCATATAATAAGTTTTACCACATCCCATACCTCCCATTAATACCCTTCCAAGTCTACTAATTTCCTTATCCATAGAATAATATACTGGTGTATTTTTTATAGTATTACCAATTAATATATTTCCAGTAGCTAAACATTTTGGGAAATTCTTATTATATACTTTGTTATGATTTATCTGTGGAAATTGCTGTATTATATCATCTCCAGGAAGTGCTATAAAATTACCACATTCATATACAGATGTATTTAATGTTCTTATATTGTGTTTAATTTTCTTACATATAAACTTATTGTCATCTTCTATAGCCGAATAAGAATTAAATAATGTATCTATAATAGATTTTTCTCTATTAGTTGTTTTAGCTTTGCTAGATAATATAATCTGTGTTTTACATATATCTGTAGTAGCTTTTTTGATTGTATTATTACTCAATTTATTAAAATTAACTTGTTTATCTACTTGTTTTACATCAAATAAAAAATTTAAAGTTGAGTTAACAAAATCTATACTATAAGATAATATTTTAATAACGATATTAGCTACGACATTAGATGTATATTTTACATTTGTATTTTTATATTCTTTAATAAACTTTTGACAAGTGGATTTAAAATAATTACATTGTTTTTCTGATGTAGGTAGAAAATTATATAATATTCCTGCTTCTTCTCCATCTTGTAATACTCCTACAGTAGCCATATTGGCGGATAACAAGTCATTAGACCTTAAATCTGTATTTATGGACATATAATCCTTATTTTTATATATTAATTGATATTGTGATCTAGTTAGGAGTGGAATTGTATTAACTTCTTTTATTTCTACAGATTTCCATATTTCTTTAAATTTAACTTTAAATTTTGTATAGAATAGTTTAGGAACTATAAAATAAAAATTAATTTTATCTTTTGTAATGTAAATATAATAACTTGCTTTAAATTGAGTTTTTATAATTAATTTTTTATCTTCTATCTTTATGAGCTTATTAAGATTGAGATACATTTTATTTACAAGTTCTAACATAGAATAAGTCCTATTATTTCTAATTGATTTGCTTGGAACTAATTTTAGGTATACATATTCTTGATTTTGTATCTCAAAATATTTTGCTATAGGAATACTTTTAAGCATGAGTAATTGCTCCTATAACTATGTTAAGGATAATATATATACAAGGTATCATAAATGCCCATCTCTTACCTTTCTTATACCCAAATACATATAATAAAAGTGCTATAAAACCTGCTATAAGGCATATATCAAAAGATAGATTTTGTATAGCAACTAAAAGCTCATATCCAGTTTCTTTAATAAATTCTATCGGATGTAAGAAATTATCTAAAATATTTATAACTTGATTTAATTTTTCTTCCATATCAATACCTCCTAAAATCTAATCATTGAAAAAAGTTTCGGATAAAAACTTAATAATATATAAATTAGGAAATATTGTATTCCAGATGTTGTTGCTTGCTTAAAATCTGCCCCTTGTAAAGCATTTTCTATAATGCTTTTTATTCCCATACACATACAACCATATTTAGCAAAGACCATTAATAAACTAAGGATTTGAGTAGCTACGTTTGATATTTCAGTTTCTGTAGTTATACAATAAGAAATTAAATTCTTATTCATAAAAATAGCTATTAAAACAATAATTCTTTTGTATTCTTTTTTATTCATCTTTAAGTTATTAAGAAATTTTTCAATTAAAGTGCAATCATTTTCTGATATTAACTTATATTCCTTAAAACTATAAGATTTCATGTATAAAAATCTCCTTCCTGTTTAAAATAATAATTAAAATATGAATTGACCGAGGTGATAAAAATGAGTGAAGCATTATTTTGGTTCGGACTTGCTTTTCTATTTGACTTTTTGAGCAAACTCATTTGATTCTTTTAGCATTTCTTTTCTAAGAATGTATTTTATATAATTACTTTTATTACCGTATTCTGCAAATTTATCTTCTAGCCACGATAATAAAAGTTTATCATCCATGTTATTTTTAAAACTCAATTGGATTACGGTTTTATTATTTTTCATAATCTAAACCTCCTTTTACTTAATTCTATGCAAAAGTATGGAAAAGATTACACTTTTTATAATTTTTTAATAAAAAAGAGTAGCTATTGATTTAGCTACTCTTATTATCTTACTTGGTATTTACTTGGTAAAATAGGTTCGCAATCATTTTTAACTAAGACAACATTTTTTTCTTATAATTTATCGCAACGTTTAAATAATCAAGCGTTGTATCTATGCATGTATATTCTTCATAATCAAGATTTATTTTATTTTTTACTTTTTCAATTATTTCATATGCTTTTCGTAATTCTTCTCTTTTATCTTCTTCTAACAGAATATACTCTTCGTTCATAATTAAACCTCCTTTTAATTATTAAATATCTATTTCTAAATCATATTTAATCCAATTTATAAAACTTGACACATCTTCAATTCCATATCCTTGTTCTAATGAATTTTCAGATAAAAATTCTTCCCTAATTAATCTACTTAGAAATAATCTAAATTCATTTTCTGATAAATTTAATAAATATTCTTTAATATCTTCTTTTGAGTGATTAATTCCACTATCTGTTGCTCCAGTATCATAAGCGAATCTTTCCAATATTTTATCTTTCATAATATAATCTCCTTTCTAATTTTTAAATGGTGTACCTTTATACTCCACCATATCGCAAAACTAAGTACGCAATATTTTTAAATTGTGAACTAATGAACGATAATAATATTTTATTATCTTTGGAAATTTACCTATCATAAAGGATAAATAATTATTAGTAATATAAATTAGTAGTTTCTTGAATCTATGAGGATTAAAAATTCCTTGATATTTCTATCCATCTATTATCTAATCTTATCAGTGTTATAGATTGTTGGAATGCTAAAGTTACGTTAGTTGAATTTTTTAAAGCTATGTCAGAACTATTATTTATAGTTAAATCTCCATTCGAAGTTGTCAATACAATCATTGTTCCATTGTTTGCAACTATATTATCTATTGTATTAGCAATTAAATATTTAACAATTATAATTTTAGATAATATAGTTGGTATAATTAATGTAGTATTAATTTCATTTATAAGAATTAAATTAGAATCTTCTTTGAAAGTATCATATTTTGAAAATTTATTATTTTTTAAGTTTATAGTGTTTTGCACATAATAATTAGTCACATGTTCAGTATCTATATAAACACTATCAACATTACAATAAAAGTTATTATTTAATATTTTTATTGTATCTCCATAAGATATTGATATACCTGCATAATCTGTTTTATTTATAAAATTGTTTTGTATTATTATATATTCAATTTTTTTATTTTCCAAACTGTCATCAATATTTATATCAATGGCACTACTTAACATATTACCAGTAATTATATTTCCATCAACTGTCAACGTACTTAAATTTGACCTATTATAAATAGCAGTACCTGTTACATTATTGAATATATTATTATTTATATTTATATTTTTAATTATATTAGAGGTTTTTAAAGCTATCCCATATCTAACATTTTGTATATTATTATTTGAAATAATACAAGATGTTGTCATTTGTTTATGTTTAAATATTATCCCATAATTTGTTCCTGTATTTCCACATATTAAATTATTATTTGTTATAATTATATTTCCAACTTCTTCATTTATAATGTAAGTATCATAGTCGTATCCAATTTCTATCCCATTTTCTATATAATTATTTGTTTTTATACATCTGTTATTAGATATTGTGATATTAGTAGCAAAGAAACTTATAAAAGAAAAATTATAATCCTCTAAGTTATTTTCTATATAATTATTTGAAATTATTATTTCCGAACAAGGTAAAATTTTTATTGCACGTTTGCCGAAATTTTTAATTGTATTGTTTATTATTTTTGCATTCACTATGTTTTTTATAGAATTACCTTCAATATAAATGGCTTCACCATCTTCATACGGAAAAATATTTTCAATTATATTCTCACTAATAATTATACCTTTTGTGTTCAAATCTTTGCCTTTCGATACATCTCCATTTACATATTCCGCTCTATCTATTATTATTCCTTTACTCCAGCCTCCACCCCTTACGGCAGTAACACCATCAGCAGTACTTTTTATATCATGTACATTACATTTATGTATTTTTATATTACTACATCCATATGATGATATATATATGCCGTATGCTTCTGCTTCAGTATCAATATTAAAAACCTCGCATTCAGTTATATTTATATTTCTAATATAACTATCCACATAAATACCTACATTAGAAATCTTATTACAATTTATTGTAATACCATTCATTGAAACATTATTTCCTTTTATAATAATGGGTATTTTGTCAGTGTTTGATACTATCTTTGATTTTTTGCTATAAATATTAACATTATCTTTTATTATTATAGTATCAACCAAGTTAATATCTTTGTCAATTATTATATTCCCTCCGCCATTTTCGTGTACATAGTTGATGGCGTTTTGTAATTTTATCGTGTCATTATCACCTTGAAATAAGCTGACTATGTTCGCAATATCTTTAAGTTGCGAACGTGCATCTTTATCCTTATAGTATACAATTTCACCTGTTTGTGAGTTTTTATATCCACATGCATATTTTTCATTATCTGCCATTTAAACCACCTCCTAGATTGTTGTTAACTCATTTTCAGTAGTAACCGAATTAAACACTAATAATTCGTTTGTCTCATCATATGTAATACTTGTTGTTCCACCTGTTCCAGGATTAGGATTTTCAGGCGTAGCATCTGCAGTAGCACTTGGTGAAACTGTATAAGGGAAAGTTTTACTACTTACTAGTTTTTCTAAACTGTTTTCTATAAAAGTATCAAACAATTCACAGTTACAATCTCCAGCTTGATTTGTAAATTTAGTTTCTAAATCAAATCTAAATATAGCAATTTCATCATCTTCACCTTGAATTTTTTTACCTGTTTTATTAACTGTTTCTCCAGTTTTAGGTTTTTTAACTTTTAAATTTAAACTGTGATTAGTAACTTCTGAATTTTTTAGATAAGCAACAATATTATCGTTATTAATTGCTTTTAATTTTACGAATAAAGTTGATACATTTTTATCTGTAATAAAAAAAGAAAGATAGTCTGAAGATATCTTTCCTGTTATTAGATCAAAGTCAATTGTATAATCTCTCAAAATTTCTTTCATGTTGGCCCTCCTTATCCTTGTATAGTAGCAACTAATGTACAAGTCCCTTCATACGTAGCATAATGTGCTTTATCGTAGTCGGCTTGTACACCAAATCCTGCACAAGTACCATTTTTTATAGCATTTAATACAGTGGCATCAGTTATTTCAATTGTCATTGAAGTATTTATTGTCATTACGAACTCTTTACTCCATCCAGATGTGAATACAGGAGCAGTAGAAGGCTGTATTGTATGATTGTGCATTTTTAATATTCCTGTAACATTTCCGTATATTCCACTTTTTAATCTACTAACAGTTAATGATATTTTAGTGATATTTTTTCCTTTTAATTTGTTAGCAAATTGACTGCCAAATAGCCAAATTCCATCACAATCGCCAAAACCATAATCACCCTGGCGTACAGTATTGTCGTTTTTATAGCCCGTATAGATATTATGTCTATATGTATTACCGCTATTGCTATATATAGTTACTGCAGATGTAGCAGTTGTAGTATTAGTATTTGTTCCTACATTACTTGTATTATCCTTTACTGCTCCAGATTCAGAATATATAATTTGAGATGAATTGTCTTTAGATATTGTACCATTTACAGTTGTACCATCATTTATATAAATTGTTCCGCTTAATTCTACCTTTTGAGCAATACTATTAACTTTACCTGTAACATTTGATTCAAATACTCTTCCTCCTCTATTTGCTAATATTCCATTTTCACTACCACATAATTTACTATTTTCTATATCTAAATAAGACCCTCTTATAGATCCCACAGTATAATTGTTAGCATCTCCTGTTTTACTATATAATTCTAAATTATATATAGCTACATAAGGGCAATTACGAAATACTGCAGCAAAATTATATCCATCTTGAGTTATCAATTCATTGGGTTGTATAGCTGTAGATGTTCCACTTGTTTGGTAAACTTCTTCTTTTACCATATATGAAGTATTTGTACTTATCCATCCACTTTTTCCATTATATGTAGTATAACCCCATCCGTTGCTGTTAAAATCTGTAAGTAATAATACTGCTCCAGAAGGGACTGTTTGAACGATATTATAAGAAGTATCTCCACCAGTACGCATGTTTACATTTCCTGTAGTTTTATAATTGCTGACTAAAACTTGTGTAGTTGTTCCGGTTCCTTGTAATAATATTTCTGCTCCACAATTATGGCCCAGTATATTGCCGTAATTATTTTTATTAAACAGAACGTATAAAGTTCCACCATTAAATCCTTTAATAGTTATATTTTCATACAATATTGAATTAACTGCTATACTTACTGTATATCCATTAAGATTTTTTGGAATAGATTCAATTGCTCTTTGTAAGGAATTAAATTTGCCGTTATTTTCAAATATATTTGGAGTATCTGTTATAGATGTATCAACTGTAAGACTAATATCAGATGTAATTCCGTCATTAAAATAATTAAGTTGTCTAACATTTAATGCATCTGCTGTTAATGTTCCTGATACATTAAGACCATCTACTTCTAAGTCTGAAGATATTTTCCCACTTGTAGCTTCTATATTACCTTTAAATTTTCCATCATTAGCTTCCATATTGCCATTTTCATCAATTTTAAAGCCACCATTAATAGTGGTATAACCTTCAAGTTTTATATTATTTGCTCCTAGACGTATATCACTAGCTGCTAACAATTGTATAAATGTAGGTGTCAATGTAATACTTGACTCATCTTCTCCATCTGTTGCTATTAAATTCAATTTCTTTGCTAATAAAACAAGAGCTGGTACACCTTGACCATCAATTAATATTTCTCCATCATTGCCTTGATAGAATATATTTCTTGTACCACCTTCTGTTAGAAGATCTAAAATAGTTTCTTTTGTAATAACTTTACTTTTTTCAAGCTTATCTGTCGCAATATTTTCATCTTCTTGATTTAATGCTGTCCTTATAATTTCAGCATTATTAACATAAGATGCATGTGCCTCTTCTAAATCATATACATCATCCTGTTTTATTTCTTTGTTTGCTATCACATTAGTAAGTATATTAAATAAAGCATTATAACTATCAGAGTAGTTATTATACTCTCTAGTTACCGTTTCTTTGTTCATAATAACCACTCTCCTTAAGATAATATTCTTGGTCTAGCTACAAATAATAATTTGTCTGAAGTAGTAGATTCAACAGATTTAACTCTTACTCCATTTTCACAGATAGTTGCTTCTATTAAAGACATAACTCCGTCTACTTCACCTACACAAATTGCAACATGTGATATATTCATAAATCTTTCATTGTCAAAAGTATCACTATCATAAAATAATAAATCTCCTGCTTTTAAATTCGTAAAATTAGTTAAATCAGCCTCATTTAGAACCCAACCTTTTTGAATACAATATCTAGCTTGTTCTGATGCTATACGTGGGAACTTAAAGGTCCAACTATAATTAGTATTTTTAACTAATTTTTTTAGAGAATGATTATTATAAGCACTGTTTTTATAAGTTATTCCTAAATAAGCAAGCATAACTAAAGAACTACCGTCTATATTGGCTTTATTTACACTGGAATCATACCATTTATTTAAATTTCCACTCATATTATTTGGAAAGTTTGTTGGTTCTAAATTGATTGTAAAAGTAAATTCTCCGTATCTTAAGCCAGTTTGATTTAAATATGTTTGAGCAATTTCAGCTACTTTAATTCCTCCAACAAAAGTAGTAAATTCTTTATAATTTCCACCACTACTCACTCCAGTAACGGAACCATAATATTTTTCTGATGTTAAGTCTTTATTTGCATTTGGCATAACAATTATGTTATAAGTAGTATCTGCTTTTGGAATTAATTGACCATTTAGACAATCAGTTCCTTGCAAATAAACTATTTTAGATTGATAGTATTTCATAGGTTCGGAATCCTTCGGAGTTTTAAAAATAATTCTACTATAAAACGAATCAACTACAACTGTAGGTAGTAAAAATGTAAGATCTTTAACAACACCATATTCATATTTTTTATTAGCTTGCATAACTATAGATACAGTTTCTGCAACAGTTGTATTATCTTTATCTTCTTTATCAGAACTTTCTCCACTATCATCTGTTTTATCTTTTTCTTTATAACCTATTGCTGTTGATAGTAATTTACTTGTAATTGCATCATAAAAAACTTTTTTACTAGCATTATCTTTAAATCTGTATCCATCTGTTGTATATTCTGAATTTAAAACACCTGTATAAGTTTCAACAGAACTAGAAATATCTAAAAGAAAGATGTTATCTTCATTATCACAAAAGTTTTTTAATTGTGTGTTTAGTTCATCTATACTTGTATTTACAGTTTCATAATTTGCATACGCAGTCCCAACATGTAACTCTTTTAAAATAAATATCGGTGTATTTCTATATTTATTTCTTAAAATACTTGCTAGTGTCTTTATTCCATCAATACCGTTTTGACTTAAATCATTTATTCCAAAATGTATAAGTACATATGGAGTAACATCAGGATAAGCTTTATTATCATCACTATAAAAACCTTTAACTTTTGTAAGAAGATTATTATTACTATCATAAAAATTATACGCATTTGCTAATCTAAGAGCTTTTATGTATACTTCATTAAAGTCCGTTTCTTCAACAGAAGGTGTTTCGGTAGCAGTTCTATTATCTGCTTCTGTTAAATCATAAGGTCTTAAAAAGAAAGAAGTCCCTTTATTGATATAATAAGTTATACTGGAAATCTTTATAGCATTTGGATGATATGCCCATTGACTAGCATGAGCTACTTTTCCGTCTCCGATATAAATCATAGTATGATGAGTTTTTCCCCATAAGCTCATATATGAGGCGGTAAGATTGCTGGATGTTACAGCAAAATTTGCATCCATTACTATATCTCCAGGTTTTGCCTCATTAAGTCCTGCAGTAGTAACCTTCCACATTTTATAACCAGGTTTTGCAGTTGCATATTTTACAAGAGTTCCTCCTGAACAAGTAGAGTCTGCATGAAATACACTGGTTAAACCAGCTTCTCCATAACAACATGATACAAATGAACTACAATCATAACAAATAGGATTTTTAATTCCATAGTAGTAACCACTTCGTCTATTTGGCTTTTTAAAGTTCCAAGTTCTATATGCTTGGTCATATGTCGCAATCTTTTGATTCACATGTTGGCTAACTATAGCTTTAGCAGTCTCAACAATTTTATTTCTAGTATCTGTTGCATTTAATTGAGCTGATGATTTAGGTGTAGACTTTCCAACTCCATATCCTAATTTATTTCCGTTTTTATCTTTGTAATAAGGTAATTGACCGTCTATAATTTTATACCACTTCAAATAGCCTTCAACATTTGTTGGAGTTCCTAGACCTTTAGTATCTTTTAAAACTTGTCTATAAGCAGCAAAGTTAAACTTTAAACTATCTAATTCTTCATATACTTTAGCTTGAACTGCATTTGATTGTTTACTTAAACTATAACTATCAACAAATGTGTAATTATAAGTATCACAAACATATTTACTTATAATCCAATAAAGCGAACCTATACCCATGTTATAAGATACTAAAGCAGCAAACATATTCCCATGACAGTATTCTATTGCTTGTCTAATTAGATAACACCCTAATTTAATTTGATTAGAAATATTTTTATCGACTGTAATACCATTTATTGCTGTAGTTCCACCATATCCAGGAGTCATATTTGATGTACTAGGATAAAAACTTTCAGTACTTCCATCTAAATACTTTATTGTTAACGTACTAGTACCTTTAAAACCTTTGAAAAATACAGAACGTTCTATTCCAAATAAGCCGTAACCACTTCCAGCACTTTGACCATGAGCAGAAGGATTACCACTACTTTCACCCATCATTATTGCATAAACAAATTGAGGGTCTAGGCCGAATTTTTCACTATAGTAATTAACCATTACATATAATTTATAATTATTACTACTAGACATTACATTATCCAAATAAGAACTGTTTTGATTTTTTCCAATATTATATTGTTGATACAAAGCTAACGCTTGAGAATATTGGTCATTATCTGTATCTACACTAGATACTGTTTCAGAATATTTTATATCGTAAAATCTATCATCTCCAACCCAAACACCGTTTTTATATGTACTTAGATAAATTGGTTCATACTCAGTATCATCACCTGTAGGAGGCTTTGGAGGAGGGTCTATAATATCATAAATTTTATTAAATAATTCATCTATTTCTTTTTTTTCTAAACCCATTTTATAGAGATAATCTTCAATTTTGGCAAGGTCTTCGTCTGTTAATTTTCCTATACCGATTCCACCTAAAAAATCTAAAATTTCATTAAAAATATCATCTGGATTAGATAAATTAAGTATTTTACTTTTTACTTCTTTATAATTAGCTAAAGTACACTTACTTTTGTTATACCAATCAGTAAAACTTAATTCTAGTTTACTAACTCTTGCCTCTAAATATAAATCAGGCGTATATTCGTGGTCTATAACATAAACAGTATCACCTATATCAATATCTTCATCAAATAAAACTATACTTGTTTCATAGTCAATTTTAGGTTGTTTTCTAGTTTGCAATTCTTTCCATGTTTCATCTAACAAATCGGCAGAATTATCTGCATTACTTTCGTAAACACCTGTAATATAACTACCATCATCATTATGGAAATATTGATGTGCAGTTTCATCAACAACAAAATCTTGATTCATAGGTTTATCAGTCGGATTTCCGTTACTCTTAATCCATTCAATATCTTTAAAATCTATACCATTTGAACCAACGCCTATTAATGCTGAACAAAAATCCGTTAAATCCTCACTTTTTTTAACATTGTCTACATTAGTAGAATATTCAAATCTAACATGAGTATTTTTACCTCTTTTTCTATATACATTTACATATTGTTTGCTTACTTTATTGTTCTTTATTTCAACGGTAAATTCAATTTCTATATCATAAGTTGATAGATTATCTTGAATTACAGTATATATTGGAGTTGGTTTTTCTATAACTACAGTTTTAAAATCAGTGATTGTTGGATCTACATAACCTAATTCAAAACTAGAATCTTGTAATGCTAATGAAAAAAACGTTGATACATCACCGTTTATAGTAGACTTTCTAACAGGTTTATTTATTAGTTCAAGGCCAACTGTTTCACAATAGCATGATTTTATAAGTATTCCATTTGTATGCTCATTTTTTGAACTCATTATTTGAAATAGTTTAAAATTATTTTTAAAATAAAAAAGAACAAAATAACCATTTTCAATATTACTTGTCCTTTCATTAAATATTGTAGAAAATTCGAATGTATCTGCACCAGTACTTAAATACATTGTAAAAAGGTCATCAAAAAAAGGACTAGAAGGATTAGTCCCATTATTTGATAATACATCTATAATTTTCTTTTTTCTATTTAAGATGTAAATCTCTGTTACAAGTTTTTCCACTAATCCAACCACCTTTCGTTAAAAATAACCGAACTCGTAATACTAGCATCAGAAGAAACTTTTAGTGTTGATGTTCCGGGAGGAATCTCGAAAAATTTACTTCCAACATTAACATTTTCCATGCTTTTAACATTATTTATAAATACTTCATTATTTGCAAAATCTACTTTTAATTCATCCCCTTGTTTAAATCTAATAATGTCCGTATTTTCCTCAGTTGTTTCACTTAATTTTTTTATAAGTAGTCTATTAAAAGTCATCGTATCGACAACTTCTTTATCTGAATATTTACCAAAATAAACTACGATATGATTTAAGGCACCTGTTGGATAATTTTCACTTTTAATTCTTTTACTTTGTAAAGTTCTTTCAATATTTCCACTTGAGTTATATTTCACAATTTCTGCATACCATTCATTTTTATCTCTAACGATTCTAAAATAACCTTTAAATTCATTCCAATTTCCGTATTTACCACTTTTTAGATTTTTTATAGTTACAGTTAGATTATCATCGCTACCAGATGAAGTAGTACTTTGTTTTGGTTTTGGAACGCTAAAAGAAAAATCTTGTAAAAAATATACATTTCCAACTTGTACCAATGGATACGTTGATTCATAATATTCATTTTCATCACATAACATAACTTTAAATAATTTATTACCTGCCTGATCATAACCATAAATTTCAACTATTCCTAATTTATCTTCTGCAGTTTCAAACTTTTCATCTGTATCTATTTGTACTTTGTTTCCCTCAATTATATAATTTGTATGGACATATCCTGTTACCCCATTATATTTTACTTGTACCCAATTTCCAGATTTAGTATTTGTATAAACTATTATAGGTGTATTTTTAGGAATTACAGTTAAAATTCTATAGTTTGTACCACGACCAGCTCTTACATTTAACTCATTAGTTGTATAATAAGTTGTACTTACAGTAGTTACTTTAGTAAGTCCAGCAGATATTTTTACCCAACCTGTTTTGCCATTATACGTTGTGTTTAACCAGCCATCTACAACTTGTATAATATTTAAATAAGTACCTCTTTTCATTTGAGTAAGAACGGCTGAACTAGTTGTTCTACTTGCCCTCATATTAATTGTAGATACAGTAACTTTATAGCGAGCTGTTTCTTCAGTTGAATAAGTTTCATTATATTCAAGTTTACCGGAAGAATCATGATATAGTTCCATTTTGCAATCAAAATCAGTAACGTTTGAAGGTAAATTATAACGCAATGCTGGACCATGCCATTTTTCTCCACTTCCATAATCAGATGCTTTAATACACCAGCTACTACCACTTGCATTTGGTTGTATAGTACCCGTGATACTTCTATTTGCATCAACTTCACCACTTACAGACACAAATCTTGAAGTAGTTTCACAATTTTCATCAACAACAACTGAAGATATTTCAACTTTTGTATTCATTAATGATGGATATTCACCAATCAATACTGCTTTTCCATCATCTCCATCAATTTGGCAATAAGTAGCATCACCATTAAAAGCTACATTTACTATACCAGGAGCACTTACATTTCCTTCATTTATAATATCAATTGTTTTTTCACCGTTATAAAGCTTTGCATTAGGATTATGTGAAAAAGGTATAGGACAACTAAAAGACATTTTTATTCTTCTAATACCCTTTGCAATTTTATCTTGGTCAATATCTCCATTTGGAATTGCTAAATATATTCTTTTATTATCATCTACAACTAATTCTTTTGGCTCGTCCACATCGAAAATAGAACAAAGACTATCAGCTAAATTTTGGACTTCTGTATCTGTATTACCTCTTATATCAAATTTAACTTCTATATCTTTATCATTATATTTATATCCCTGATAACTTGTTCCGTGTCTTGAAGGATTTTCTTTAAAATAATTAGTTCTCGATAGCATGGGCTTACTAATTTCTATAACTTTTACATATAGCTCTAAATCTATGCCATTAAATTTGAACATTATATTGTTACCCCCTTCAATCTATTTAATCTCTTTGTATCAGTTTTATTAAAATTTTCAATTGGTTTAGCTATAGTCTTGGCAAGAGTACTTTCACCTACTTTTGTTTCAACTGCAACTGGTCTTTGAGCATTAGCATCAGCTAATTTTTGAATATCTTCATCATTTAATCTAAAGCTATTATTAGTCGTATTAACAATTTTACTTTCGTTATTATTACTAGCATTTAAATTAAATAAAGCAATTTCACCTTGAACGGCTGCTTTCATATTTTCATTCATTTCTGTTGTTATACTTCTAGCAACTGAATATAATTCTTTAGATTTGTTTTTCATACCTTCAATTAAACCTTCATCTAAATATTCACCGTATTTAGTAGTTATCTTTGAAGGAGAATTTATCTTAGCAGTCTTTTTCATTTCAGCATTGACTTGATTTACAAGACTTCTAGCAGCACTTACTGCTCTAGCAGTACCATTTCTAATACCAGTAGCCATACCACTAGCAACTGCTTGTCCTATTTGAGTAGATTGAGTCCTAGCCACATTCTTCATAGAAATCATTTGACTAGTAAAGTTGTTTCTTGCTTCCCTACTTTGAGTTGTTATAACCTTTTTCATAGAAATCATTTGAGTTGTAACGGCATTTCTTGCTGCTGTAATTTGTGTATTAGTTACATTTTTCATAGAAATCATTTGAGTTGTTAAAGCATTTCTAGCATTTGTTACTTGATTTTTAATAATATTGCTAACTGATACAAATTGATTTCTAACTATATTAGACACATTTAAACATTGATTTCTTGCAACATTAGTTATACTTACAAACTGATTTCTAGCTATATTGGCACATCCAACTAAACTAGTTCTCATAGTATTTTGCATATTTGTAAAACTTTGTGAAATAGAATTAGAAACATTTTGAGCAGTTGTTTGTAATGCTGTTAATTGAGTTTGTAAAGCTTTTATTTCACTAACATCCATACTAGAAAGTTTACTGTTTATTTTATTGCTATTTTTACTGTTTTTCTTGTTTGTACTAAGTTCTTTTTCATTGCCTGTTGTTTCTGCCGCATAAGATTTACCAGTAAACCAATCGGCTATTTTAGAAAATAATCCTGTCAACCCTTTAGAAAAGTCTGGAGTAGAAGAAAACAATCCCGTTAAACCCTTAGAAAAGTCTGGAGTAGAATTTGTTAGCCAACTTGTAGCTGCACTCCAAAGTTCTGATGCTCTGCCAGTAACTCTAGATTTAATATTATCAATTAAACTGTCAATAAAAATATCGGCAAAATTACCAGTTAAAGATTTTATTTGCTCACTACCTTGTATCCATGAGTTCATAGCGGATGCTACTGCATCTAATGCATCATGAATATTGTGTGAATTGTTTTTTATGCCATCTCTAATAGCATCTAAAATAACTCTTCCGGCCTCTTCTATTTCTGGGGCTACATCTCTAACAAATTCAGAGATTTGTTTGATTGCGCTTGAAATACCTTCTCTTATATCGCCTCTACTATTTATAATACCTTGGCAAATTTGATGTATAATTTCTTTTCCTATGTCTAATACTCTACTTAATCCACCTTGTGTTATAAATGTATTTACTTTAGAAATTGCTGTTTGTATTGCTCCTGTAATATCTGCATTTTTTATATCATTTAGTAAATTATCTAATGCCTTCTTTAAATTATCAAATGTATATAAAGCTTGACCCTTTTCGGTTTCGCCACTTGAATTTCCACTTCTCCAAATACTAAAAAAGTTAGCTAATTTTTCAGATGCACCTTGAATAGCTGGCTTTAATGCTTCAAACCCTTCAATAGCAACATCTTGTAAAGCAGATGATAATACTAATAATTTATTTTTAGTAGTTTCATCCATTGCTTCAGCCATTTTTTCTGATAAACCTGTAACTAATTTTAAATTGTCACAATACATTTTAAATTGTTCATCAGATAAATTACAGATTTCATTTATTTCATCTAAAGAATCAGATAAACCTAAATTACTCAACGTTGCTTCTCTAGTAGATTCATCCATTCCTTTAAATTTATTTCTTAATTGAGTTAAATTGGCTATTAAATCTATTTGTCCAGTTGCTGCACTTTTGGCATTTAATCCGTATTCTTTTAGTACCGCATTTGCCTCTTTTAAAGACATATTAGGGCTTAATTTATCAATTATTTCTTGTTTGCTTAAAACTCCATTTAATTTTTTAGCATTATCTACTATACCTACAGTATTCTCATTTATCATGTCACAGGTAGCGCTATAGTCAAAAGCATCATCATTAATTTCTCTATAAGTTAGTCCTAATTTTTTAAATTGTTGTTGTTGAGATTTTGTAGGATTTCTCATGGCATCTAAAACACTAAATAAATCCTCTACATTATCAGATGTTACTTTTGCATTAGAGCCTAAAACTTGTAATGCAAGTGCCATGTCTTGAGTTGTCATATTAAAAGCTGCACCTAGATATTCCGTTTCACCAAGTACCTCTTTCAATGTTTCTATTCTATCGCTGCACTCTTTACCTGTAATACCCATTTCACCTAAATTTTGATTCCAGTATGAAACTGTTTGAGTAGAGTTTTGAACGCTAGCAGTTAAACTATCATAAGCCTCATCAGTTGCATTAACAATAGCCAAAAGACCTGTCATACCAGTTTTACCAGCAAGATTTTTACAAGCGGCCGCTTGTTCTACTAAAGGTAATCCTTTCAAACTTGTTCTTAAATTTCTTAAAGTTTTATCCAAGTCTACAGAACCATCTTTTGCAGTAATAAGAGATATACCATATTTTTGCATAGCAGTTGCCACTGAATCGGTAGGAGCACTTAAATTTGATAACAATGTTCTTAATGCAGTCCCTGCACGACTTCCCTTCACTGAACTATTGGACATAAGGCCTATAGCTACTGATAAATCATCCATGGATACGCCTAAAGTACCAGCAACACTACCTGCGTATTTCATTGTTTCACCCATTAATTCCACAGTAGTATTACTTCTAGTAATAGCTGCAGCCATATAATCAACAAAATTAGAGGCTTGAGATGCTGACATCGATAGTGCAGTTAACCCATCAGTGACAATATCACTAGCTGTGCCTGAGATCTGTGGCTCCAATCGTAGTTAAATTTAAAACATCTTGGATTGACGCGAGTGACTCTTGTAATGAAAATCCGGCCATGCCCATATAGCTAAAAGCTTCACTTACCTGTACACTGGTGTACCTAGTGGTTGCTCCGTATTGTCTTGTAGTTTCAGTTAAAACACCTATATCGTCACCAACAACACCCATTATAGCTGACACTCGTGCCATAGAACTTTCAAATTCAATTGCATCTGCCATTAACGAACTAAAATCAAATGAAAAATCAGTGACTTGACTAAAACAATTTAAAATTGTACTTGTAGCATTTTGAACAATGCTTACAATTGGCTGGAGTTTTTCGGATATATTTTGTAAATTTTCAAAGAAGTTTTTCTTACTTGCATCATATAACTTTGTAAAAGCAGTTACTATTGTAGTTATAGATGCGACAACACCAGCCGCTACTGGACCTACCACCTTTTCTAAGGCCCTAAAAGTACTTGAAAATGTGTTTACAAGAGAACTCATTTCGCCAAATACATTTCCAACACTACCTAAATCCGCAAAAGCATTTTTAAGTTCATTTAATTGGCCTTCTACTTTATCACATTCTAGTAAAACTTCTATAACAACTTTTCCATCTGCCGCCATTTGCTCTCACCTCCTTTTTTAGGCATAAAAAAAGAACACCGAAGTGTTCTTGAAATTAATCTATTAAACTGTAATATGCTTGTGATTTATTTAGATAATCATTATAATCATCTAAACAATGCTTATAACTCGTATCAAATTTATCTCTTCTATTGACTTGAAAATAAATATAATCATTATAAGCTTGCATTGACTTATTTAAATATTCAAAAGTTAATGCTAAATTGTTTTGATCTGATTTATATTCTTCTTTCAAATTAAGATTTCTTATATCATCAGCTGAATTTTTTGTTTCATTATAAATTTTCTTGGATATTTTCCCGCTAATACCTTCATCTATTAAATCAATACTTTCTTTGTAAAGTTTATGATACTTAGAAAAAACTTCTTTAGTTTCAGTATCGTTTAAAATATAAATTTGTTCAGTATTTTGTATATCTTTCTCATTTTCTGTATTTGCTAATGTTTTAGCTACAACAACTAATATGCTTAAACTAAAAATAATTATTGCAATAATAAAAACAACTTTTAAATCGATTTGAGATTCCTTTTTCATAATTCATCCCCCCTATATATATTATAGTACGAAAATAAATTATTGTCTTAATAATTCTCTAGGATCTTCACCTCTCATCAACATTTCGTTTATTAAAGCTTGTTTTTCTTTTTCTTTAATCGAACCTGGTAAAGCATATATTTTTTTCATCTGTTTGTAGAAATTTTTTCTTTCTTTATCTTTGATTTTAGATAAATCAACATTTCTATATCCTAGTATTTTCATGAATTTACAATCATCTGTTAAAGAATTAAATAAAGCTTTAAACTTCCACCAATGTAAATCTTCAATATCTTGAAGGTCTATTCTGTAAATTTGTAAAAATGCAGCATAAATATATGAACTATCGTATTCATAATCATATATTTTTTGAGTTTCTGAGTTGTTTTCTCCGTTATCTTGAGAAGTTTCTATTTCTTTACCACATCTATAAAAAAGTAGCATTTGTTTTGTAAATTCATTCATGTTACTTGTATTAATACATTTAATTGTTTCAATTTCATATCCAAAATAGAGATTAAGAGCCTCCCATGGTTTTTTTTCTTCATCAACATTGTCATCCATCATTAACTGTTCAAATAGAATAGAAGTGCGAAAATCCCAGTTAATTGGATATCGCACTCCTTGAACTTCTATTGTTGTAGGTAAATAATCGGTTAAAATATTTAAGTTCATTGATTATATTTTTTTCTAGCTCTACGTTGCTCTCTATTTAATGGTTTTTCACCAAATACATCAATATCTAATCCAGTAATTTCTTTTAAAGTTTCTTGGAATAATTTATCATGTTCTAATTTAGCCTTAGCTAAATCTTTTACTGCCGTTGTACATTTCATTATATTTGTTTTTCCTTGGAAAATTTCATAAGTTTTTTCTTCACCAAATAAATCTTCGAACATATTAACTATTACTTCACAATATGCTTTTCCAAACTTTGTATCAAAATCTTTATGCTCATTACTTAATTTTTGTATTTTTTCATTAGCTGTTAAAAATATTGCATCAAAATCTTCCTTTTCATCCATATCAAAAAAATCAAACTCTACTTCAACACCATTTATTTTAAAATTCATATTTTAACCTCCTATTTTTTATTATTCAGTAGCTTGGTTTTGTTGTGTATTAGAAGTTTGTGTAGTGGTTGGTGTAAATGTTTTGGTAGTTACATTAAAAGTTCCTTGAATAGGATCTCCTATTGCATGTAAAGTACCTTCTACTTTCATTTTTTCTCCACCTTCTCCACTAAAAGTCGAAACTTCATTTGAAATTCTAAATTTTCTTGCATTGTAAGTTCCAGCACTATCTGAAACAGGGTCAAACATATCTACACGAACATAATCCCTTTCTGCATCTGTTCCAGTTTCATGGTTTCTGCCAGTTAAGTATAAACTTTTTATTGCTTCTTGTTCTATTATAATTTCAGAAGTATAAGGGAATTGAGTTTCATACTTAGTTATAGTTGTAGAAGAAGTTTCATCATTAATATAACAAGTTGTATCAGTTTGAGCACCTGGTTCTTCGTCTAAACTTTCAACACCATAGCCTAATAATACATATGATGCTTCTTGTGTTTTACTTACATTTAAATAATCAGCAAAATCTTTTCTTTTTAAAGCCATTATAATCCCTCCTTTTAGGCTATTCAGCCATTTTTGTATAAATAAATTTCATTTGAATAACATAAATTGCTTTATTAGCACTCATTTGTTCAACATATCCATGAGTTAAAACTTCAATTTTTTCAGGAATAAGCGGGTAGTTTAATTGAGGTAAATTTCCTTGAATGTTTTGTATTTCAACCCATTCAGCTAATTTTTCATAAAAGCTAATATTTTTCTCGTTATTGTATGCTTCGACACTTTCTCTACTAGTGAAATCAAATATTAATTGTCTTTCTGTAGAACCATCAATATAAGTTTTTATGATAGTTTCAGAAGGCGACCCGTCAATTGAATAGGTTTGTATCTCATCTCCTATGTAATCAGCTGAAATAGGTGATTTTTCATTAATTAAAGGGCAAGATAAAAAAAAGTCTATTAATTTATCTGTAACAGTTCTTTTTTCAATATCATTTAAGTTAATTGTCATTTTGTAGCTTTTCCTCCAATGGTTTTAGCAACTTCATTTACTATTGAATCACCTTCATTGACCCACATTCGTGGAACCCACATTCTACCTCTTTTTCCACCTCTATTCAAACCTTGTCTTCCCATACCTGCATTTGTATAATAATTTTTAGCTGCATATGATTTTAAACCTCTGTGATAAGGACTATATGTAATACTTTTTTTATTTTCTTTAGCAGTATTTTTTAAATCTCCACTTAAAAAAGGTACATATGGGTCAGATTTACTTCTAACAAGACTTACAAATTGTTTTTGCCCTTGCTCAAGTTTACTTTTACTTATAACTTTGTCATAATCTATTTGAATTTTTGCTTTTGCTATTAATCCTCCCAATTTACTCACATCCTAATTCAAAGTGCTTAGTTAATTCACACTTAGTAACATTAATAATTTTAACTACATCATCATAATTTCTTTGAATATCGTTAAACTCTTGAGAATTAGTGATTTCAATGTCATGTATTCCTTTTAGGAGTATATCTTCTCCTTCGTTGAATGTATAATAATTACTTTTATCTTCAAGTTGACTAAATTTTTTAGGGCCTATATAAGATTTGCCTTCATAGGCCCCATATTTTACAAATATTAAAATTTTATTATCTATATCGGCAGATGAACCAGTTGTCTTTAAAAATTTAACTCCTGTAGCTTGTTGCCAATCTATACCTGTTAAAAAAGTACGGTGATAAACTGGTTTTCTTTTTTCATCTAAAGAAATATTAAATAAAGTTGCACTATCTTCGTCATATCCAAACATATTTATCACCTAACCCCTCAATTTAACTGCTGCTACAGGTAAAAGTTCCTTTATTTCATCAGTTATATCATAAGCTCCACCTGAATTGATAGAACTTACACTTTCATCAAATGTGGTTTTCTTATTCCCTTGTGAAATCGATTTAATTCCCTTTACGCTTGAATAGTTAGCATTAAAATTAATAGCATTAGAAACCAAAAGAAACAGAGCGGATCCGTACTCTGTTTCTAATTGTTTAGCTGTTATATTTCTATTAAGTCTATTCTTAAAATAAAGTAATAGCTTTTGAGTAGCTAATTGTTTATGCATAGCTAAATCAGATTCATTTATATTAGGGAAATGTTTTTGTAATAACAAATCATAAGAAGTCATTTATAACAACCCCTTTAAAGCTTTAATTAAGTTTGTTTTTGTCATTGTACTATAGCCTTTAATCTTTTTTTCTTTAGCCAAGGTTTTTAGATTATTAAAATTCAAAGAATCAATATCAACTGATGAAAAATTTTCACTTTTCTGTTCGTTTAAATCCTTGATTAATTCATACCCTTCAGCAATATATTTTTGTACTTGTTCCATTGTTTCTACTGTTCTATGGACATTTTGTTTTTTTATTTCAAACATAAAATTACCTTATTAATTACTTTATTGATTAGGTTTTGCATCTTTTATATTTGCATATACCCCTTCTTTTTTACTTTCTAATACCCATAAGTCATGATATCTTCTATAGTCCATAGCCCATGCATTTGCACTTTGGTTAGTTTCAGGATCAAATATTCTCATGATATCTTGTTTAGTTACTGCTAAAGGTAAATCTAAAGGCATGATTAAAAAGTTAACATCTAATCCAGAAGTTGCTTTAATGTATCCGCCAGTAGTTTGACCACTAGTCGAACCATCATATAATTGGATTGCACTATATAGTCTATTTTGTGGAACTGGTATAATTGGGCATCCATCTATAGCTGGAACTTTAGTGTTTATTCCACCTTGAGAAAAAGATACAGATGCTAATTTACCTAATGCAGCTTCTTCTATAGCTAGTTGTGTGTCATAGTTGCACATAATAACTAGTGTTCCATTATGGCATTTTTCTCTTAATGTTTTTATACCTTTTTTAATTTTAGCTATAACAGTTGAATTTGCTACAGTGTATCCGTATTCTACGTTTTCATCATTAGCCACGCTCATGGCAGTTGTTGCTAATTTACTTAATCTATAAGCATCTACTTCAGGTATAACTTTAGTTCTTTGGAATTCACCCATTATTGTTGTTGCTGTTAATACAAAGTTAGTTTCATCAACATCTTGAGAGTCTATTTGGAATTTACGTCCTCTATCTTGTGTCATTGTGTAAGTTTTGTATTCGTATTTGATAGAGCCTTTAGTATATCCACTATCAGCTTGTTTATCATAGTTAGCAAGTCCATCCATTGATAATTGAGGTATTTTAACTTCTTTACCACCATTATATTTAACTTGACCTGCATTGGCATCCATCCAGCCTGTTAATGATTCGTGTACCATTTGTTTGTCTAATGCATTTTGTAAAATTTGTGCGTATTGTATTGTGTTAGCCATGCTAAACACCTCCTAATTAATTTATTTTTATGACAAGCCTAAAATTTGATTTACTTGAGCTTGAACATGATCAACCGGATCCCCATTTCCTCCACTGCTAGGATTAAATGGATTATTTGTCATATCAGTTTTAAGGACTTCTTGCCCATATTCGCTAAATGCATTAGCTAATTTATCAATATTTTGTTTACTGATATCCATATCTTCACCAACTACAAACTCTAAGAAATTTTCGACTTGTTTTGGATATTTCATTTCTGCTAGATAAGTACGACTTTCTTTGATTCTACCTTCTTGAGCTAATTTAGCTTCGTTTTCTGCATTTTTCTTTTCAGTTGCAGCATTCTTTTCTTCCATCTCTTTAAGTCTTGCTTCCATAGCTTCCATTTGTTCTCTTTGAGCCTTTTGTTCAGGAGTTTCATGTTTTGGAGCAGTTGCTTTTTTTATTTCACTCTCTATAATTCCAGGCATTTTTTTTGTTTTAAAACTTTCAACACCTTTAGATACAGCACTATCTAATTGAGATTGATTATATCCTTGTATCGCTTTATTTGTTTCAAGAATATTTTTATAATCCTCAACAGTCAATTTATTTACATCAAAAGGTATTTCTTTAACTTCTGCTATTCCATCAATCCCTTTTAAGATTTCAGTAACATCGGCATTTTCATCTATATCGTTTAATTTTTCTAACAAATCTTTTTTGATTATCATTTTTTACCTCTTTCCCCATGAAGTACTAGCCCTCATAGTATTTAAATAAGAATTTAGTCCCTCGGAGTACTAGCCCCCAAAGTACTTAGTTTATCCTCATTTCGGAGCATAAAAATAAGCCCTTACGGACTTTTGTTTAGCAGCAATTTCTGCATCTTGTATATTTCGGCTTTCTATTTATTACTTGAGGTTTTAACTTGTAAAGCACTACATCCTTGTGTTCTTTATGCTTTATTAAATTAATCTTTTTAAGAGTACTATACAGTGTCATTAGGTCGTTAAATATTTTACCAATCAACTTTCTAATATTACTCACTATATCGTCAATAGCTTTTCTAAGAATATCTCTAATAGCTTCTATTTGTTGTTCACTCATATTTTCTCCTTATCCTTTATTGATTTTGCTCTTTTTATATGCAATCTTACCACATAAACAATACTAAGTATCGATATTACAGCCATACCCATCCAATCTATAATATTCGATATAGGTATATGAAGTATTGCTAATGATATTAAAAATAATGCATATGCTAAGAAGTATACTCCTACAAAAGCATATATACCTAAAAGCAAATCATAATCTTCTTTTCTATACTTATTTTTGCTCAACTTTATAATTCTCCCATTTCTTGTAAGCATCTATGTACATTTCTTTTTTATCTCCGTTGTATGTACATTCGTAATACATTCCGTCAAATAAAGTTGTACTTAACAATGCTTTATTATTTTGTAAAACTTTAGTACACCAAACCATAAACACATCATCTTTTGTTATTTGCTTATTGTCTGATTTATCTAAGTGATTATTAGTGTACTTTACAATTTCATCTTTACACCAACTTAAAAACTCTTTTTCGTTCATATTATCCTCCTAACAACCTATTATATTTATTCCATATGCTTTTGCTATTTCATATTCTATTTTACATCCTCTTGCTTCATTCCAACCTTCTCCAAAGTATACCATATCTGCTTGTGATAATAGTTGTATTGATTTACCTAAATACCAAACTGGTACGTGTATATCGTGTATATTACTTGGATAATCTTGTAAAAACGAATCTATAAATTCTATTTCTTCGTTTATTTTAGTCTCTATATTTTTTTTTATTTCACTTCTTTTTTTTAATATTTCTTCGTCTGTTAGTCCTCTCATTGGTTGAGATATAAATACTTTTTTCATTAATGACCTCCTATTATCTTACAACTACAAAGTAACATTTACAGAAATTATGCTGAGGTATTAAATCATGAGCTTCTTCAGCAGTTAAAATAGTACCATGCATACTTTCACAATCACCACAAGTTCTTTCCTCTAAAACTGAACAATACATAAATTTTTTATCTCTATTACAATAAATAAAGATATCATTTGCTATTCTACTAAGTTCAGATATCAATATACCTCTTGCTCTTTTTCTACTCATTTTTTGTCTTGGTGTTAACCATGATGCGATATTGTATAAATTTCTCTTGTTATACGCTATTTTTAATCTTTTTTTAGTTCGATTATTTATTCTAGCCATATTGATTTTTATTCTTTGTTTATACGTTTTACCTTCATATTTTCTATTTAATATTTTCTGCTTTTCTTCATTGTCTACAAAATATCCAAAGTACTCTACAATTTCTTCAAACATTTCATCAAAGAAGTTATCTATTAGATCTTCAAGCCATTCATCTTCATCATTAAGCATTGAAAAAACTGCTATTACAAGAAATCTTTCAGCACTTTCATAATCCTTTGATGTCTTTTCTATTTGATAAGCAAAATTAGCAGTTTCCATTAACTCTCTAATCTGTTTATCGGTCTTATTCATCTTTTTAAGATATTTCTCAAGCTCTTGTTCTGCTTGATTATATGCTTTTTCCATGAAACTTTTAGTTTCTTCAGCATTTCTATTCTTCGAAGTTTGTTTCTGTGTGTTGGTGTTTATTGCCATACAATTCACCTAAACTTTCATCTTCCCTTTTCATTTCTTCTTCATATTCTCTTTCAATTTGTCTTTGTTCAGCATCTAAATCTACTATAAATCCAAATCTACTTGATGCCGTTCTCTTAGAAATAACTCCAGGCGGTACTTGACTAAGCATTTGAGCTGTAGCTAAATCGTCTTGAGGGATATTTGCAGTATAAATAATTTTTATTTTTTTCCAATCAAAGTTTTTTGCTTTAAAATAATTTATATAATTGCACCAAAATTTCAATCTATTTGTAACTATATTTGAATGAGCATTTATTTGAAGTGCGCATTTGTTTTCAAGTGCTATTAATCTACTTCTAAGTGTAATCCCACTCAAATTTGATTGAAGCCTTTCATTATGATTTATGTGACAACTTATTTGATACATATCATCTTTATATCTATCTAGCGTATTTTGTACAAAAGTATCATTAATTTGTTTAATCAACCATTGTATCTTCCCATCTTTACCTACCATCAAGATGCCTTTTTTCTTCATTTCTAAAATCGGATCTATTTTTGTTTCTTCTCCAGTTTCTTCATCAATAACTACTTTTTCTTCTTCAAATTCACAATCTGTCATCAGCATATATGCGTTTCTAAAATCTGAAATTTCATTTCCTAAGTCAGATAAATTAGTTTCATAAGCATCTTGTAAACCTTTTAGGTCTTTATATAAACTATCTTCTGTTAATTCTTCAGTTAATTTACCTACTGAAACAGGTATTATACCAAATCTATGGTTTGTTGGAGGCTCTATTTGATTGAATTCTCTATCTAAATGATAAACACATTTTTTTGTATAAACATCTATGTGATAAACATCTACATCTAAATGTTCTACTTTTACATCCATATAAAACAAAACATTGTCATATTCATCTTGATATGCATATCCTGTTAAAGGTGTTGAAATAATGCTTTTAAATCCTTCTTCATCATATCGATAAATTTCAAATACTTTAGTAAAAATAACCATATATTTCATTAAATCACTGTCATGGTTTTTATTCCACAATGCCATGGTTGATGTTAATTCATCTAATAAACCAGGTTGCTCTTTACTTTCATAAGTAATAGGATTTCCTACAGTATAAGAGACCTCTTCTTTTACAAACTTTTTAAAAAAATTAGTATTTACTTTTAAGTTTGACCTTTGTGTAATTGTTTTATAATCGGCCATAGCATCTGTATTACCTTTATAATAGTCATACATCTTTTGATATTTATGTAAATCAGACTCAAAACATTGATACATATATCTGACAAAATTCATATGATCAGGAATGTTTAAATCTAGAGTCATTCCTTTTTTTAGACCATCTATAATTTCAGCTATAGTCTGCATTATTTTCGGCCTCCTTTCTTATTTATATATTTATTTTTGCTCTTATTTTTTTTAACTTCTATCAGTTCTTCAATAAATTTTATGTATTTTTCATCGTTTGAAACCCTTGCATGACTTTTAAGTACATACAAGTTATTCGTTTTAGGTTTTCTTTTATAAATTACATTTTTTATTACAATTTCTGAAATAGCTCTAGAATTTAAATGAGAGTGACCATTTTCCCACTCTTTTTTCGTGTTATATACAATAAATCCAATTTTTTTATTACTTTTAACTTTCAATATAATAAATTCCTTATTTTGATATACTTTTTCCGACTCGGTATAATTTGTCTTATTCCAATTCGGTTTTTCTTTCATTAAGCTTTCAGATTCCCATAATTCTTTAGGAACATCATAAACACTTATAACTTCATCGATAGGCTTATATTTTTTCATTTACACACCCAATCTCCTTCTATCCATGAACCTAATTATATTTTTTGTTTTTATTTTTAGTATTTTATTTGCAAAATCAGAAACAACATCTGCAGCATCATCATGTAGTGTATATGCAGTTCCTTGAAAGTCTAATATCTGATCTGTAAATGCTTTATTATTATCTGCAAATATAATTTGACCATTATTAACTGGATCTTGTATAGTTGCAATACGATTATCTTTATTTTTATTATTCATATCATTAATAAATATTAAATTTCTTTTCTTTAGTTCAGGTATCTTTTCAATCATTTGTTGTATAGTAGTTACATCTGAACCTAAGTAGGTATTTCTTTCTATAGATATATGAGTTATATCAGTAAATTCTAATAAAATATCAATAATTGTATTACAATACTCTGTAAAACTCATTTTTTCAAGTATCATTCTTCTGATATATTTAAAGTCATTTTCTCCTAATGAACCTACTATCATTGCAAATGAGTCGGTTTTCTTTTTCTTATTCGAAGAATTATCTCCTGCAGGGTCAACACAAAGCATTGTTTTTAAAAAAACATGGTCTTCTATCTCCTCTACTGATTGAGTTCTTATAGATTTGAACCATTTTTCACCTATACTACTAGCATCATTCATCTTTTCTGACATAAATGATTTTCTATTACTCCAGTATTTAACTGCTATATCTATAAAAAAATCCCATTTTTCTTCCCATAATAATGGATATTTCATTTCATCTATATGTTCTTCATAGAATTTTCTAGCTTTTATTTGAGGATCTTCTATTTTGTCATCAAAATAAATCTTTTTACATTGAATCCATAAATCACTTTCAAAGATATCATCAACTGTTTGGCCATCTTCTAATAAAACAGCTCTATTCATAATAGTGTGATAATCTCTATTTCTACTAAGCTTACTTATTAAGCAATCAATGTGTAATACAGTTCCTATACTTACAAACTTAGTTGCTGACTTAACTTTTTTACCTTTTCTAAATACTGCAGTATCTCCAACCTCCTCAACTTCTTTACACCATCTATTCCATTTCTTTTCTCTAGCATCTTCGGTTATAATATCAACTTCTGATTGATAGTCATCAGCAATAACTACTGTAGGTCTTACACCTCCCCAGTTAGCACCACGGACAGAAGTGGTTGAACCTACTGCTCTTATGTATGTATCATTAGTAAACTCAATTTCTCCTGAGTTAACTTTGTAATAATCTTTCGAGTTAGGCTTTTTACCTTTTAAATCTATTAAGTTTCCGAATACATCTTTTATAAGCTCATTTTCTAGAAACTCTTTTTTTATAGAATTTAAGAATTGCTCGGCATCATCTGCAGTTTTTGCTCCTAATAGAGTAAACTTTGATTTTTTATAGCAATGTAACCATATTGCAAGTGTTTTATCACATATAGTTGACTTAGCAAGTCCCCTAGGCTCTACTATATTAAGTTTATCGTATAGATCTTGTACAAAAGCCTCCGAAAGAACTTTCCATATTTTATAATGTTCTTCACAAAGTTCCCTTGCACTGTTGTCATCACTTGGAATAAATGTTGTCCTAAGAAAATATAAACTAAAAAAAGTTATATCCTTCTCTCCAATTACTTTTGCAACTTCATTAGGAAGGTATTTTTGTTTGATATTATTTTGATTTTTAGGGAAATATTTCTTTAAATATTTATCAATCAAGTATATAGAGTATTTATTGTCATTAGCAAACTCTATATCATCAAAATAAATCATCTAACCACTCCTTTCTAAATTTATTTGCATTAAAAAAGAGCAGTCAATTAATAACTACTCTTTAGTTTTTTTCTTTTTTATATATTTTCTCTTTGATTTATTTTTTTTCTTTTTAGGAAAAGTCTTTTCTAGTTTGCTTTTAGTCATCGCTCTACCATTTAGGTAGCAAATAACTTCTTCTTTTTCTTGTTTACTCTTTTTAACGAGATTATGAGAAGTCTTTCCATTGATAAATTTATCCATAATCCCAAAATTTATAGAGTTTTTATTTTTTTCAACATTTAAATAAGCTAATTCATATAATTTCATAGACATTCTCCTTTTATATTAATGGCTGGCCTAGTGAGATTTGAACTCGCAACCTATCGGTTAACAGCCGAGCGCTCTACCTGTTGAGCTATAGGCCAATATAAAAAGAGCAACTTAATCGCCACTCTTTAACAACATATAATCTATTATATATAGCAAAAAAACCACTCAAACGCCAATAAGAGTGGTTCCGATGATAAATAACTATTAAAGAACTTCCACTCTAGAGCAAATAGAATGTAGTTCTCTTTTTATATTTATATTATAGTATATTATGTTATTTTTTTCTATTATTCTAAAAAATATATTTATATAAATTTGATATTTATTGGAAATAAAAAGCCAGATTTCTCTGACTTTTAAAATGTATTATTTATTTTCTTATTGATATTCTTTCATTCTTCTAATTAGTGTAGCTTTGCTTATTCCTGTTACTTCTGTAACTTGCTTATAGCTGTATCCTTCCTCTTTTAGTTTCATAGCATGTTTAATTTTCTTCTCGTCATAAACTCTTTTTCTACCGTCTTTGAATCCTGGTTTCTGTTTTGCTATTGCCTTACCTTCTTGAGTTCTTTCTACGATCATATCTCTTTCAAACTCTGCGAAACTGAAGAAGATATTTCTTATAAGCTTTCCAGTAGGTGTTGTATCCATAAGCCCTATATTAAGAATGTGGACCTTAACACCTTTTTCCAATAGTGAATCTATTAACTTAATTCCAGCTGATGCACTTCTTGAAAATCTATCTAATTTAGTTACTACTAAAGTGTCACCTTCTTTTAAAAGCCCTAATAGTTTAGTGAATTCTGGTCTATCTGTTTTTAATCCACTATAAGCATCTGAAAATACCTCTGTACAACCTTCATTTAATAATAATTCTCTTTGACTTTCTAATGAGTTACCATCTTTCTTTTGTGAATAAGTACTAACTCTTGCATATCCATATTTCATATTTACAACCCCCTATGATTATCTTTTATACTTATATTGTATCATAAGTCTTAAAAGTTGTAAACCTATTTATGGACTTTAAATATTTGTTTTTAACATTTAAACATATGCAAATGTATATCCATAAGTTGTTTTTTGTTTTCCTTGTAACACTTTTTCTATGCTTTTTCTTGGAATATCAAGTTTTCTTGCACAAACTCCTATTCCTTCAATAATTTCTTCTGAATTATCTTTTATGTTTATTGCTTTAATAGTTTTCTTAGGAGTAACTTTTTTACTATATTTAGCTTTTATTGCTAATATAGAAGTATAATCATTAGTTTTTATATGTGGAATTAACTGTTGTTTTGCATCTATAGCATCTTTTTCTGTTTTAAAATGACCTATTGGTATCTGTTTGCCATTAAAATTTATTCTTAAAAACCAACTTTTCCTTTTAATATCATAATTAACTCCTTTTTCTTTGCTCTTATACATATTTTTATTTCTTATTTTTCTTAGCTTTTTACATTGTTCTTGTAATCCTTCTCTTTCACACATTTTTTCAAGTGTATATCTCGAATGTCCGGTAAAATTTTCCATATCTATAAACGTTTCGATACCTTTTTCCATTCCTTTTAAAAATTTTTGTTTCATTCGAGTATTTTTCACATCTTTAAAAACTTTACCATAATCTTTTATTTTTTCTTTGTAAAAAATAGTTCTAATGCTATTTTCTGCAAGATTATATTTATTACAAAGTTCTTCTAAAGAATAATTATAAGAATATAAATCCTCTATAATTTTTTTATTTCTACACTCTATAAAATTTAATTGTTTGATTTTTTCATTTAAATCGGATCTCACATCTATCCAAGAGTCAAGATTTTTAATGCTATAAATGATATTTTCTCTAACTCCAGTTAATTTAGATATTTTCTTTATAGAGATTGGATTATTTTCTAGCACTGACAACATTTCCTTAACCTTAGCAATTTGATGCTCTGTATAATCACTTCTTTCTCTATTTACTTTCTTTAAATTTTCTAATCTTTTCTTTCGTATTTCTTCTGGAATTTCATTTAGAAAATAGTCTCCACCTTCTGTCATATTAAATCCATTATTATAAGTATCATATTTTTTTATATAATACTTTTCTAAATCATTTAAAATGTCAAGTTCATCACAATAATGTATAGCTTTAAACTTAAAAGCATCTTCTCCATATTTATTCCAACTTCTTTGAAGATATTCATTATCATGATTACCTCTATTTAAAGCACTTATATGGCTTTTCCATCTTTTTTCAAAATCTTGGATTGTTTGTCCTATATACATATCACCTGTTACTACATTTGTTATTGAGTAAATTCCAAAATACATTCTATCTCACCTCTTAATTATATTATATTACAAACTTATATCAGTTACAATCAGTTGTAATCAGTTGTAATATATTTTATAATTAACTCGAGGTGATTATTTTGGCAAGAAAAGATTTAAAAAACAGAGTTCCAATTGGTTCCGCTATTGATAAAGAGTTGTATCAATGGCTTAAAGAATATTCTAACCAATCATCTGTTCCAATATCTAAACTTTTAGATAAAGCTATTCAACTTCTTAAAGAGTCTACTGTTAAGTAGGCTTTTTATTTTGGGTATATAACTTTAATTGTGGAAAAGAAAAGAGAGTGAATTAAAATTTATCACTCTCTAATACCTCTAGTAGTTGTGGAATATCTACTCCGAAACCTTCTGTTAATTTTGTACTTCCTACGAAATCATTCCAACTAAATGCCGTAGTAAATGTATATGTTTTGTTACTTGTATTTGCTCTTGTATATTTAGGTTTTCTAGTAGCACTTGTACCGAATAACACCTTTGCTCTAAGCACTTCAAATGAGTAACCTCTCCCAGCTTTCTCGATGTTCTTAATCAAGTTATTTAAACTCTCTGTATAAGCATTTGTGATTCTACAAGTAAAGTAGTTAAATATCTCATACTGCCAGTTATCAACTGTTTTAATAACATCTTGATAGTATTTCATATCCTTTGGAACTGCTTTCTTCCAGTCCTCATAAGCCTTTAAAGCATCTTCTCGATTATCATGTTTATAGATATCTCTGAATTGTTCCTTCAATTCATAAGCTAACTTTAACTGTGGAAAATCTAGAAACATTAGCTGCATATCCCAAATCTGTTTAGGTTCTAAATCTTCCTTATTCCTTAATAGCAAGAATCTATCTTTTAACAACTTAGACCTTTGCTTTCTGTCTAGAGAGCCTTTAAATGACTTTCTCTCACCTTCTAAAGCATTATTAACTAATTGTATTACATGGAATCTGTCAACGATTACTTTGGCTTTTGGCAACTCCTCATAGACTGCCTCTTTGTAGTATCTCCACATATCTATGGTTACTACTTCTATATTCTCCTTGTTAGGCAATTTGCTTAAAAAATCCTTTACATCGGATTTCTTACGGCTTGGCTGGATATTCAATACCTTACGTCCAATTATATCGGTGTAAACGGCTCTCATGCTTTTATTTAGATGTGCTTCGTCTATCCCTAGTATAACTGGAGTAAGGAAGGTCATATCCTTTTCTAGCCTTTCTATGTAAGCATTAAATATTCTCTTTACTGTAGTAGGAGAGATACTATATTCCTCTGCTATATTAGCAAACGGCTTTTTAAGAGATTCTTTTTCTATCTGTTCTCTTAAACGAATAGTGATTTTATCTCTATCGTCTATGCTTTCATAATGTTGGCTAAATGTTGTATCACAGTATCTACATTTATATCTATGTGTATGTATTTCAATCCCTACACGTTTCCCAAAGCTGTTTAAATCCCTTACAAATCGTTTTGATTTGCCATGCTTATAATATTCAACTCCACCACACTCTGGGCAAGCTACAGGCTCTTTAACTGGTCTTACTATTACCGTCATATCGTGGTCATCTTGTATTGTGTCTAAAACTTCAAATTCTGGTAAATTTAGTATATTCATGTTGTCTATTCTCTTTCTAGTAATTTGTATTTTTGTATGAGTCTATTAAATTGCATATATTTTTTATAAAAATTTCAGTATATTTATCTATAAAATCATCTAATCCACATAAGAAGTCAGCTTGTCCATCTAATGTTCCCCAAATTATACTGCACTCATCTAATGCAATAGATAAATCACAATTAAATGAATTGCATTTAAGAAGGTTCGTCTTTTCTGACATATCTTGTATAAGTTCTTTTAAATCCCAACCTTCTCTGTTTTGTAAGAATTCTTTCATGTCTTTTAACTTATCTACATACTTTGTTTTTACTTCATCTAAATCAACAAAATACTCCATTGGAACATTTAAAACTACTGATATTTCTATTAACATCTCCAAAGGTGGTATTATTTCGCCCGATTCGTATTTTTGTATAGTTCTTACATTTTTATCAATTAATTCAGATAATTGTTTTTGAGTTATTTTTTTATCCTTTCTTAATGATTTGATTTTTTCCCCTATAGTCATATCATCACCTCTATTCGCTAAAGAATAAATCTATTATTAAGGTTAGAATGTTTTGCCTATATTTTCTTCCAACCAGGCATCTACTTTATCAACTAATATATTTATTTTTTTACCTGTTCTTATCATTGGAAAACCTACAGTGTGTACCATTTCATATGCATATCTAAGTCCAAAACCATACATTTCAGCAAATTCTTTTACTGTTATTATTTTTTTATTACCTGTCATTTTATTTCCTCCTGTGTATTATTATTTATTAATATTATACCACAGTTAAAGTTATAATTTCCACAGTTAAAGTTATTTTAAGTAATAAATTTTATATTCACTTGTCAAAGTACGTTTTCTTATTAATCCACAGTTATAGTTTCATACCCTTTATTTTTTCTCAAGTTTCCAAAAAATTTTTTGTAGGATTTTTTTTGAGGTTTCATTTTCCCCTCAAGTCTCATTTTTTGCTGAGCAGTTCTCTGTGGCTTGGCGCACGCGTTGAAAATACTAGGGTATAGAATGCACCGCCCCCTTACCTGGAGTACCCTACCCCACCGAGAGGCCCTTGTTTTGCCTTGTTACTTATGACACTAAGTTATAAGACAAGTAAACATATTGATATCACTTACTATGTCGAAGTGTATCATAACTTATAAGTATTGATACTATATAGAACACTATTAATACTACTATCTTCTATTATACTAGTCTTAATGTTCAGTCTATTGCCTTACACCTCTTGTGCGCCCCTCTAAGACGTTGCACTTTGTCTTGTTTGTCCTTATTCTATTGGTAATATATTCCTTCTCTTAATAGTTCTTATAGCTTAATATTATTAAATCAACTATTTAAATAGTTTTTTAAGGGCAACACCTCGTAAATATGGACCGCGATAAGCGCCCCCCTACATTCCCTCTTATGATATTTCACTATCTGTTATATCTATTACATTCCCTTCTATAACATCTGAATCATTAAAATCATCCCAAGAAGGCTCATTATTATTTTCTTTTTCAGTTTCAGGAGTAATAACTGTTTTAGTTTCCACTTTTGAAATTGGAGCACCAGCCAATCTATTAAGTAAGTATATGCTTGCATCTAGTCTAACCTTCTCGCTCTTAGCTGATCTTGATAGGTCGAGAATATTTTGTAAAAGTTGATTAGAGAATTTCATTATACGATTGTCAACTTTATTTTTAGCAACTTCATATTGTCTATCAAGTTCTTCCATGAATTCTGGTCTTTTCTTCCAGCGCATTATAGTTTTTTCACAAACATCTAATTGGTCTGCTACTTCTTTATTAGTTGCACCATACACTAATAATTCTGCTGCAATTAATTGGTCTTCTGTTAACCTAGAATCTTTTTCTCGTGGCATAATCAATTACCCTCCTTTCTTTTTATTTCTTCTCTTAGGTGATAATATAAAATTTTATGTACCATTGAAGGTGATTCTTTTCTATTACATGCAATAATATGAAGATTATCAAATTTAGCCATTAATGAGATTACCATAGCCGCGCTAGCGTTAGGATGAACATTGCTTATATACTCACCTTTTAGGAGTTTAATATAATAATCCTTATCTTGTATAAGTAAGAATAATTTAACTCCTGATTCTTTTGCTCTTTTTAATTCTCTTATAAAACGGTTGTCTTTATTTTCATCTTTTACTGAATCTAATAGATTTCCTAGCAATTCATCTAGGTTTGCTTTTCTTTCTATTAAAATATTAGGTATATATTCTCCTTGATATCTAATAGCATAATCTCCAGTATCTAATTTTTCTCTAGCTGTTTTTATTCCTTTTTTTATAAGAGTATCTTGAATTAATGTATCCTGTTCCCTTGTATCGCATATAATTTCATAATCTTCTATTTTTATTTTCATATTATCCCCTTCTATAAGCTAAAAACATTGAAATTGCAACAATTACAAAGGTTTATGCCGTAGGCAATTAAGAGAAATTCTGTTCTGTATATAATATATAACTAACAAACTCTAAAAATAGGTTCTAAATGTTGATATTACTTAATTTAGCTTTCTTATAAAAAGTTTACTTTTTGCCATTTTTTCCCCGTAAAAAGTTTACTTTTTTGTTTTAAAGGCCTAATTTTAAGCATTAAAAAAAAGCCATGAAAGAGTTTTTCTATTCTCTTCTAGGCTATTTCCTCCCCATATTACAGCTGGATTTATTACATAATAATCTTTTATTCCATATCCATTAGCAACCTTCACATAAGAAATAAGATAGTATTTTCGCCCATCTATTTTTATATGAAATTTTTTTAAACTTTCTCTAAATTTATATATACTTTGTTTGCTAGTTGATATTTCTAGTAATTTACAAATATCTTCTGAATTTAGTTTTTTAAGCCTTGTAAATTCACTTTCTAATGGATTTCTACATAATATGTTAAGTTCAAAATTCATATACGGAATAAGTTGGTATATATAACTAAGTGTTTTATGTTGTCTAGGTGTGCAATTTTCATAAATATGTCGAGTTGTTGAAATAAACACTCTTGTAAAAGATTTGTCATTATCACGCTTACCTTTACTAAAATATTTTGGATCAATATAAAATTTATTGTTAACCTCATAAATAATATTGTTTTCTTTCATTTGAGACAAGAATGAATCAAATACTGTTACACTTAGTTTAAGCAGTTTTCTCATTTCTTCTCTAGTCATGGCATGAATAACTTTGTTTTTACCATATTTTATAAGTAAATTGGCTTGTCTATCATTATAATCTAAATAAGTAGCTAAATATATTAATCTAGATATATTTGGTCTATCTATATTTAAATCATGAAATAATAGCTTTCCATTTATATAAAACATATGAACAAAGCCTCCTTGCTTGTTGCAAAACTTCTTTAAATCATTTTTTTCGTTAATTAATCTTTTTTGTTTTGGAGTTAGTTTTTTCGCCTGTTTTTGAATCACTAACTCTTCATCATCTTTTAAATTGAAATTATCTAGGAGATCTTCTGTTTCTGAATTCACTATTAGAACTTCTTTTGACATTTCACATATCTCCTTTTTAATTTAACATAAAAAAAGACAGTCCTGAAAAGACTGCCTTTACTTTAATACAATATTTGCATCTTAATATAATTATAATATACTTATTCTAAGTTTTCAATTAATTTTAATTAAAGTTGTATATTCTTCTTTTCTATAATTATTTTCTTTCCATCGAATGTAAGTGTTATTTCTTTATCTTCTGGATTAATACCCATTTCTTTAAGCCACGCCATAGGAATGTTTAATTTTGGAGAAACTGCATTTTTACTTGCAGTGCCTCCAGCTTTACAAAATTTTCTTTTTAAATTCTTCTATCTTTTCTTTATCATCTTTTATCTCGTTAATCTCTTGTCTAATACTTCTAGCTAAACTACTTTTATTTTCCACAGTTATAGTTTCATACCCAAAATATAAATTCATTTTTTACCCCTTTATATCAAAATTAACTACTTCAATTTCTGCCTCTTTTAATATTTCTGTTGATAGTTCATCTGGATAATCTCCTAAATAAACTATTCTATCTATTCCTGCGTTTATACACATCTTTGCACATAATACACAAGGTTTTGTAGTTACATATAATGTTGAGTGATTTATATTTACTCCATTATGTGCTGCTTGAATTATTGCATTTTGTTCAGCATGTAAAGCTCTGCAAAGTTCATGTCTTTGTCCTGATGGTATTTTTAGTTGTTCTCTTTTGCATCCTATTTCTTCACAATGTTTTAATTTTTTAGGTGATCCATTATAACCAGTAGCTAGAATTTGTTTGTCTTTTACAATAACTGCTCCTACTTGCCTTCTTATACATGTTGAACGTTTCTTTACTACTTCAGCAATTTCCATAAAATACTCGTCCCATGTTGGTCGCATAATTATTTCTCCTAATCATATCCATGTTCTTTTTTAAACTCAGTAAACCATTTTTTTAAAGCTAAATATTTTTCTTCCCTATTATCTATTTCTTCTTTTGTAGGTTTTCTACCACAACTATGCTTATTACCTTCTGGACAATATCCTAATTTCTTACAGTTAGGCACAAGGAATGGTTTATATCTCGGTTCTATTTCTACTACTTGTTTGACCATTTCTTTTACTATTGTTCTAATTGGAAGCTCTGCTCTATTGCAAAGTCTAACATTAGCAAGATGAATTAATCCTTCTAAATTTACTGCAAAACTACATTTTGTACTTATTCCTATTGGTAGTATTGTTCTGGCTATTTCATTACTTTTTTCTCCTGTTAGTCCAGCATCTTTTAGTGTAGCTTGGATATTTTCGTAAGATTTACGAATAATTTGCTCTATTCCTATAATTTCTGCTCTTAAATATACATCTTCCATTACCTCAGGAGCCACATATACATTAACATCTTCTTTTTTGTTGCAATATCTAAGAGATTGCACGTTTTTTACTACTCCTTGTTCATGGCGAACCAACTGATCAATTAGGCTGCGAGGTACATTTTCTAATTCAAATACCATATATAAGTGTCTACTTCCACTTAGATGTCCACTTTCTAAGCAATGTTCTCCTACTTTTTCTGCTTTTTCTTTTGGAGTATCATAACACACTTTACTAAATTCTCCATGTCTTTTTACAAAGTTTTTTACTTCTTCTGGATTTTTTAACTCTACTTTAAAATCATTTATTGTAAACATATTATCCCCCTTATACAAATAATCTACTAGCTATCCATAATCCTATTACAACTAGAATAATTATATCTCCTATTACTCTATCCATTTCTCCTCCTAGTGGTTTACTTCCCATTCTTCTGGAATAGCTACCTCTTGGCAACTATATCCTAATACCTTAGATATTGGGCAACCTTCACAGTCGTCTTGTTTAGTACATTCTCTTTTTAATATTTCTAGTGCTTGTTTTATTTCTTCCATTGTTCTTCCTCCTTGTTTAATCGTTCTATTTCTCTATTTAAATACCATGATGCTTTTTTAAGGTCCTCTAGTTCTTTATTTGGGTCTTTTTTCCCAGCTCTAGAAACATATTTGATTACATTACCTCTAGCAAAGTTTAGTTGTTTATCTTCAATAAAATCCATTACCTCTATTTTGCCGTCATTGTGATGTGATGGATGATTTACTACATCTTCTTTTACTGTGTGTATGCCTTCCCAATATTCACAAACATCACCAGTTGATATAAAGTTTCCAAATGCATTTTCACAATAAAATTTTTCTCTTTTTTCATTTATTTTCAACCATTTACAATTTGAACACTTTTTGAAATAATTACTACTCATGTTCTACCTCCAATTCTCTTTCTACTTCTTCTATCGCTTTTATTACAGAAGCTAGAGGACTTGTCCCCTTAGCTTCCATTATTTCTTTTGCTCTATTTACTATCTCATTCACTTTGCTTAATATCATTTCAACCTCCTTTAGAAGAAACTAAGTTGTTCATAAGATTGTATTTTTCTTTGCTTACTCTCTTCTATCCACTCAATACAAGTTTTATAACTAATTATCTTATCTTGTATTTTCCCATCTTTTTTATATATAATTTTAATGCCTTTATTTTTTGAATTTAATCCTAAAAAGCAATTTAGATTTTTATTTGCTTCATAACATCCATAACGCGATGTAGAGAATTCTTGTTTAAAGAAATCTATTTTATTTTCTTTCCCTTTTATTTTGTCTAAATCATCTTCAAATCCACTATAAATACATCGGTACTCTTGTAAAAATCCCTGTTTTACAAATTCAGGTATAGTATTCATACTTTTCACCCCCTAGAAAAAACTTAATTGCTTATAACTAACTTGTCCTATTTCTTCTTTCTTAAATTGTTCTACTGGATCTAAATATTTTACTCTGCCACATTCATAACTGCATTTGTTTTCGCAGTCTTTACAACATTGATTCCTACAAATATTTTTTAAGTCCAGTTCTACATTATTTTCTATTTGTTCCAGTAGCATTAGTTCTTTTACTGCATCCATTCTTGGGCATCCTAGAGTTGTTAGGTTTTCACATTCAAATTCCATTTTACTCACCGCCTTATATTATTACTCCTGATGCAAGCAAATTCTTTTTTAAATTTTTTATTCTTGTATGTACTGCTTGTTTACTAATTTTAAGTTCAATTCCTATTTCTTTGTAGGTATATCCTTCAATTCGTTTTGAAACTATAAATTTTATATCTTTTATATCTATTTGTTCAATTGTATTTAAAATGTATTCTTTGTTGATTAAAGAAATATAATCTTCCTTTTCATTTACTAAAATATCTTTATATGTTAGTTTTTTATCTCCATCTATATATTCATCGATTGATTTTTTATATTCAGAATCTGTTTTCCTTTTATAACATTTTTGTTTGTCTATATATTTACATATTTCATTTTTGATACATGTGAAAGCATAAGAGGAAAACTTTGAATCTACTGATGTATCATAATTATTTATTGCTATTGCTAAACCTATCATTCCTTCCTCAAAATAATTTTTTTTATCTTCTTCTGTAACATTTTCAAAATTAAATTTTTTATTTATAACTGCATAAATTAAACCCAAATTTTCTTCTGCTAATTGATTTTTTTCTTCCTTCGTCATTTTTTATTTCTCCTCATAAAAAGATATATTTTTTAATACTATGTCGTATGTTCCATTTTCATTTTTTCTAAAACTATATTTCATTGGATCTTCAAAATTTGTTAAATTTCCTTTTATACTAAATCCAGTATCAGTTTTTATACTTCTGTTTTTAAGTTTCTTTTCAACCCATTTTTTGTCTATTTCAAAGCTTTCAGTTAAGTTTCTATCTTCCATTCGTTCATTAAAGCTTTCTTGTAACACTTCATCTTGTATACTACTTTTAGCAAATTCTTTAACATCTACAGTTTCTTTTTCTTTCAAAGTATAATTAAGCATACTCCTTATATCTTCGGCCATTTTCATATCTTCTGTTATTGCATTTGTTATCCAACTATCTGTAGTTTTCTTAAATACTTTTGTTTTATATTTAGAATCTTCTATTTTCTTAGCATTTAGAAAATCTGTTAAAAATTTAGTTTCAAGTTGGTCTTTTTCAGCATCTTTGTCTAACAATCTAAAATGATAATAATCATTTATCCCACTAACTCCAACTAATGCACACTGTTTTGGTTTGCTAGTTTCAGGTATTCCAATTTCATTTGATATTATTTGTATATTGAATTTATTTTCTATAAAATCAATTGAATGTGTATAATTTTTTCTATAATCAAGTTTTATTATTGCTACATTTTTTTCGTTTTTTACACTATATAAACAGATTGCTAAATCGCAAGAATCTATTCCTTCACTTTGTTGCATAATATCAAATAAATATGCTGCTATTTCTTTTGAATTTTTTAAAAATGTGTTTTCGTCATATATAATTTGTTCACAACAATTTTTAACTATATTGTTGCTGTAATCATTAAATATTGCTTTTCTTAGATCATCATCTTTTGATACTCTATTTATTATTTTTTGGAAAAACTTATCTACTTCTAAGCTATTTTTACATTCATAGTCATTTAATATTGGACTATCACTATTTTTATCTAGTACATGTATTATTGATTTATGTATAATCATCTTTCCCCCTCCAATACTTTTGGCCCTAATAGAACTATGGCCATTTTGTTTATAAAATCTTTTCTCATATATGAAATTTTTGCTACAGAACAATTATTTTCTTGAGCTATTTGTGAAAGTAATTTTTCTTCTTGATAAACCTCTTGATAAATAAATCTTTCACTCTCTCCCATTTCACTCAAAGCATTTATTACAAGTCTTCTGTTTTTACCTTGTTCATAGATTTCCCCTTCTAGCTGTGCAATTAATCTATCTCTACTTATTACTTCGTTTTCAACTCGGCTAGAAATTGAATTAGTTGGAGAAGATTTAAATAGATCATTACAGACTGCTTGTATCGCTCCTCTATCTCCATTTTTTATTTTTTCTATTTGATATTCTTTTTCTTTTATGTAAATATCAATATATTTTAGATTTTTTAATATTTCATCAACTTCTTTGAAAACTTCTTTATTCAATATTGCTTTCACCCCACTTATAACATCGCTTTGAATTTCCAACCTCTATCAATTAATTTTGCTATATGTTTTATTCGTCCCTCTTCTAATAAATCTATTAATCCCATCTTGTCTAAAACACCTAATGAGGCTTGTATGTTATCGAAAAATTCTTCAATTATATGCTCTTTATCTTTATCTGTTCCACCTTCTGCTTCAAATTTTGCTACCGCCCCAATAAATTCAGCTTGTTCTTCTGTTACTTTCATCATTTGTTCTGTAACAGTAAATTTATTAATTCCTTCTAAAAGTGGCATTATGTATTTGTTGTATTCTACTTTTTTATACTCTTCTTTATAACATTCATCGCATACTCCAAAGAAATCTCCAACAGTTTGTGAATTATCATATTCTCTATTACATTCCTGGCAAATTTTCATTTTCAACCTCCTCATCTAAAAAACAATTTAAACAACATATACAATCTTTATATTTTTTACAGTTTTCTATATAAAAACTGTTTTTACATAAATCTTCTTGCATTAAATCTGTTATAACATCACATGTATGTTTTAAATTTGATAGTAAATATTTAAAAACTTTATCTCTATCATTTTCTACTCGCCCTTTACTCATAAAGGCTATATACTGCCAAATCTTCAAATTTTCTTCCCCCACAATCTTATTTACTTTTTCTTCTGCTTTGTTTTATATTTTTAATATGTATTTTTACAAATTCTTCTGAACGATCTAAATGATATGATATTTCTAAAACACTATATCCTTTTCTATATAATCTTTTTAGTTTTCTTAACTCTAAATCAGTTGCTCTCTTTGCCATATTTCATCATCATCTTTCATAATCCTAGGATATTTTGCATCCTAGGATATTTATTTTTAAGTATTATTCTGCTAATACTTTCTTAACTGCTATCAATTCCATCTCATTACGTCTTAATCTATCTTTTGCTTTAGTCATTGCCTCACTATCATTTGGTGCATTTACTGATTGTAATGTCTCTATGTTGTCTTTATCCCTTTGGATTAAATGCTCTAAAAAGTCTTTTTGAAATTCCATCTCGTCACGTCCTACTATCTTTAATACTCTTCTATATTCTGATACATATTTATCTACTTGCATTTTTCCCTCCTATACAATTTCTCTTAATCATTTATAAGTTTATTTATCTTATATCGTTTATCATTATTTTTTAGATACATATATAGTGTAGTGGCAATTTTTTTCTATAAGCTTCCATGCTTCTTTTTCTGAAATATTTAAGGATTTAATATATACCTCTTTAGGATTTAACTCTACTTTTCTCCTTATTCCTAACTTATCTCTATATTTAATTTCGAGTATATAAACATTCTTCTTATATTTTTCAAAGTATTTACATATTAAAAATGATTTAAATTCATTCTCTTTTGAATATTTATTAACTATTCTTCCTTTTTTATTTATCATTAAATTTTTATTGTAATCATTTATTAAATCAAACCATTCCCCATAAGATTTAACCCATTTTCTTATTTCAGAACTATTATAAAATTTATCTGTTTTTAGATATTCTTTTAGCATGTCTGATAATATTTGTTTTTTTACGTGAGTACCTTTAAATACAAAGCAATCTTCTAATTCATCAATGTCTCCTATACCAATATTAATAAACTCTTCACATATATAGCTATCCCACCAATTGCTTTTTATTTTTTCTTGTGTCCCATCTTTCATATCTAATGTTAACTCTGCATCTCCAAAAGCCCCACCATATGTTGAATATTTAAGATAATCACAAAATGCAACATCCCCATTATCATTTAAAATTGTTCCTACATAATCTCTGTTTATTTTTTCATATGTCATTTTAGGTAGTTTATCAAATACTAGACTGTAATGACCATTTCGTTCTATAACTTTTAATAATTTCATATTTCCCCCTCCTATATAACTATCCCCCTTATAAATTTATTTCTATTTTTTTTTCTGCTATCGTAACAGGTATTCCAGTTACTTCTTCTACCTTTTCTTTCATTACTACATCATCTCCATGTTTTGCACTTAAATGTAGTAACATTATATTTTTAACTTTACTTAAATCACTTGCCTTTAAGAATTTAATTACATTTTCAAGTTCAAAGTGTGTATCTTTTATACGTGCACTTAAACTTGTTTCTATACAATATTCTTCTAAATTTTCTTTTATATAATTGCATTCAACTAAGATATTATCTATGTTCCTGAAGTTATATTCACAATAGCAGGTATCTGTTATAAATAATAAAGTTCCTATGTCCTGATGTTTTATAAGAAATCCAAGTGGTTCTTCTGCATCATGTACTACATCAAATGGCAGAATAGTAAAATTCCCTATTTGTTGCTTCTTATTAGCCTTTATAACTTTACTTCTATAGTTTTCTATGCCTAATGCTTTAAAAGTTCCCTTAGATGAATATATGTCTATGCCGTTTTTTATTAAATCTTCAATCGATTTAGAATGATCTTTATGCTCATGACTTACTAAACATCCAACAACTTTATCTAATTTAAAATCAAGACCTTTTAATATATCTTTATATCTAATACCTGCTTCAATTATTAGTGTTTCATTAGGAGTAATAAGTAAATAACAGTTACCCTTACTCCCACTACTTAATACTTTTAGAACGGACATTCTTCCTCTTGTTGTTCTTTAGTATTTTCTGCTACAACTTCTTCAACTTCAGCATCTATAATTTCTTCCATATCTATAGTTTTTTTATTAGCTTTTTCTTCTATTTCATGTTCTGGATTATCAGCATAAATCAAGTTGTCATTTTCATCTATAATTGCTTGGTCACTTAGTACAGCTTTTTGCATTTCTATACTCATAATTCCATATTTACTTATTAATCTTTTAAGGACCGTTTTTATTGCCATTGCATCAAAATCAGTTTTCCATAAACAACTTTTCCCACTTGCATAAACTTTTGAATATTTTCTAGCATGTTTTTCTGCATCTTCTTTGCTCATATATAGTGATTTTTCAAATCCATTTATAAGTCTAAAGTAAGCCATATATCCTACAACTTTTTCTCTATTTATTTCATTTTCATCTTCGTTTAATTCTATTTCCCCAGTTAATCTATTAATCTTCTTTATTTCACCTTCATAAACTTCAATTGCATTTATTGTTTTGTATTGTCCACTTCTAATAGCTAGTTGTATGCACCCTTTATACCCAATTTGAAACTGTGCTTGTTTAACCCATTGTCCATTAACTTTATTGTTGTATGGTACTAAGTAAGCAAATCCTAAATTAGGTTCTATAGGTAAATCTAATGTTGCAGCTGTCATTGCACCTTTTAGAATAGAATTTGGCTCTACACCTTTTAAATTATTTTTACTTGCAGTTATTATAGATGCCATAAATCCTGCTGCTTTTTTACCTAATACATCATTGAACTTTGATTTAACTTCATTTGTTGCCATTAATGATTCTACTGATTTGACTTTATTTTGCTGAGTAGTAATTTGATTAGCCATTATTTTTTCCCCCTCTGTACTGTACTTCTTTATATTGCAATTCTTTTAAATATTGTTCTAATTGTTTTCTATTTAATTTTCTTGTTGTAACTTTAGATGAGTAATCTTTTACTTCATTTTCAAACGGTAAATAATAATTCCAACCAATATATTTATTCTTTTTTCTCTTTTCCTTTTGTTCCTCTCTTAAACAACCACAACTTTTATAACTTCCTTTTTTTAAATTGCTAGCTGTAACTATTTTTTCATTACCACATTCACATTTACAAAGCCAATAATAGCTTGTATCTTTACGTTCTATGAATTTGATAACAGTAAGTTTTCCATATTTTTTACCAGTTAAATCTTCCATTTAAATCACACCTTATCATTTAAATAAATTCCTGTAGCCATAAATATTATATTTTTAATTTTCTTTTTTCTTTGTTCTTCTGTTAAATAATTATTCTTATTTATTAATCTACTTTGTTTACTTTTCTTTCCTTTTTCAAAATTAACTTTTCCTCTAATTGAAGATAATGTTCGTCCTAAATACCTTGCAATCTCTTTATCTGATATTACTGTATAATTTTCTTTTAGAAATTTTTCTTCTTCTTTACTCCATTTTCTACCCTTCATTTTTTAAACCTATTCTTCTGTGATAACTTCTATAGCATCTATGTTTAATTTCTTATCTTCTGTAACTACTAATTTAATCAATTGCCCTCTAGTATCTGATATTTTATTTACGCATTCGCTATTATCAATAAATATTGGTGCAATTAATCCAAAGTACTCGGATAAAGTATTTATAATATCTATACCAGCGTTTATTTGGCCTGCAGTATTTGCATTAGAAAAAGGTACTCCATTTATCGTTGCCTCACAAGTTTCTGCAATAGCTCCGTTCACTTGTGTAGAAAATAATTTAAAGCTAACATTCTTAAAGTGTTTGTTTATATTTTTCTCTAAAAGTTCTACTCTTTTAGTTATAAACTTTTCGTATAGCATTATAAGCCCTTCTTGTCTTGCTATTTCTACTCCAAGTTGCTTTTCTTCTGCTTTTAAATCTTCTATTCTTTTATTTACTTTCTTATTATTTTCAACTGCTCCTAATTGACTGTATAAATCTTTTAATTCTTTGTTGATTTCATCCTTTTCATTTAGAAGTATTGAATTATCTTCCGTTTCATATGTTCCTAAACTATCTAAAAGCTTGTTATTTTCTCTTTTGAGTTTTAAAATTTTTTCTTTAGAAGTTTCACTTGGTGTATATGTTAAATTTGATATTTGTTTTTCCAGGTAATTTATATTTCCTTTTTTAATATTGATATTGTTTTCTATATCGGAAATCTCTACAGTATAGTTTTCAATATCTTCTTTGATATCTTCTTGTTCTTTAACTTTTATTTTGCCTTGTTCTATAACTTCTTTTTTTCTTTTAGCTTTATCTAGGTTGAAATTTTTTTCTAACTCTGATTGTTTTTCCTCTATGTCTGATTCTTCGAATGGTCGTTTGCAAGTAGGACACTCCGTCTTTATACTACTAAAATCAACTTTTTCTGATTGTATCTTACTGAATTGTTCTCTTAATTTGGATGCTTCATTTTCTAAAAAATTAAATTTATTTGTTAAATTTTTTATTTTATAGTCATATTCATTTTTTTTATGTTCACATGAGTATAACTCTTTTTCTTCTTTTCTTATTTTCTCTTGTAATTCTCTTATTTTATTGTCATATACTTTTCTATCTGCTTGTCTTTCATCTTCAATTAGCTTTTCATTTGCGCTAATTTTTTTCATCACTTCATCTCTTTTAGCTATTAGTTCTTTACTACTATTAGCTATATCACTTATTTTTTTATCTATATCTTTTAATTTGCTTTCTTTAGCTGATATTTTCAGTTCAACTTCTTTTACATCAAAGTCAACTACTGTTTCCATTAACTCCTCAATTTTATAAGGAATTGATTTCTTATTTTCTCGTAATTTCTTCATACTACCTTTTTTACTATCTATCAGCTTAGATACATCTTCTTGTTCTAGATCTTGTTTAACTAATTTTAGTTCTTCATCGCCTTTTATAACATCTTCTATGGATATATCTCCTCCAGCAACTTCTAAGATAACTTTTCTTTGTTCTTTCCAAGCCAAATTAGGAAAATGGAATGGATTAGTTAATAATTTGAAAGTTTCTTCATCTGCTATCTCATTTATTTTTTTGTTGTAATCTGATTTTTTAACTGGAACATCATCAATTTCATATTTTGTTGTATTGCCATCGAATACTTTTTCACTTTCTCCTCTTCTAGAAGTCCACTTTTCTTTGTATTCTTTTGACAACTTTGTTTCTATACCATCAACTTCTAAAATGCCTGTTACATGTGGATTTAAACCTCTTATATACTCGTTATTTTTATCTAAAGGTTTTAATTCAAATTTACTATCACCCTTACTGTTTTTATCGAATAAAAGCCATGTAAATGCATCAAATACACTTGATTTTCCTGTTGCATTCATTCCTGATAAAGTTGTTATGTCTTTGAATTGTATGTCTAGTTTGGAAATGCCTTTAAAATTGCTGATTGATAATTGTTTTAATCTAATTTCCTTCAAATTAATTCCCCCTATTTTTAAATAAGTATTTAATCTAAATCTTTGTCTATCAAATTTTCTAGAAATTTCATAGCATATAAATATTTTTTTATATCTTCTTTATTTAATTTTGAAAATTTATTTTCTAAATTATTGCTTAATTTTTCTATAAAATTTTTAGCTATTTGATTGCCTTCTTTAGTTAAAACTATTATATATTTTCTTCTATCATTAACAGTTTTTTCTCTGCAAACATATCCCTTTTCACTCAAATCATCTATTAAACTAGTTAAACTGCCTTTTTCTATATTTAACTTAGCACATAATTCTGTCATGTTTATTTCACTATTACCTTTTAAAAAAACTAATGCTTTTAATTGAGTTTTATTAATATTATGCAGTTCAGAATATTGTTTTAAATATTTTAAATATAAACTAGAATAAATTTTTGGAAATGTGTTTGATAAAAAACTTATTGTTTCTTGTACCGCAATATTTTCCATTACATCCTCTCCTATTTAAAAAATTCTAATGGCGATACATTTAAAGCTTTTGAAAGTCCTTTTAAAACAAATAGAGTTGGATTTGTAATTTTTCCATTTTCTAATTTTGCTATATAACTTTCTGTAACACCAACTGCGTTTGCTAATTCTGTTCGGCTTTTTTTCATATTTAGCCTTTTACTCCTAACATAACCCCCCTATGTTCATTTGATTACCCCCTTATAAGTTTCTATAAATTCTAAAATTGTAAGTGTCGGATACTTTTCTGCTATTTTTTTTAAGGTTTCTATTTTGCAAATCAATTTAATCATCTCCTTCTGCATTAGCACACCACCATGCTCCAACCACAAAACCTATACAGAAAATTAAACTTATTTCTAAAAATTTAATTATCATTTATACTCCCCCTTTAAATTAAAAAGGTATGTCATCATCATCTATAGCTTGAAATCCATTTGGATCTAACCCTGGATTTGTTATATTATTTGTTCCTTGTTGATTATCTTTCGGATAATCTAATGCTTGTACACTTCTACCACTAACCTTAGTAAAAGTTCTATTTTCTCCATCTTGAGTTTGATATCTATCAACTCTAAGATTTCCTTGAATAGCAACTAATCTACCTTTTGTTATATAATTAGCACAAAATTCAGCTGCTTTTCCTATAATTTCAATAGGTATAAAATCTGTTTCTTTTGTTCCGTCTTTTTTCTTATAATCTCTGTCTATTGCTATTGTAAAAGTAGCAACAGGTGTTCCAGAATTAGGTATGTATCTTAACTCTGGGTCTTTTGTTAATCTTCCAACTAAAACTACACTATTCATTTTTCTTTTTCCTTTCGTCAACCTTCATCATTAATTCAGCTATATTTGCTCCTGTTTTAGTTAATTCTTTATTATTAAAAATTAATTTTTCATTATTCATTTTTAGTAACTGACTTTTACTAATCAATATTAAATTATCTTTTTCTAAATTTAATTTGTTTTGATCTGCAAATATAACTGCATCATCCGATGTTAATTTAACATTGTGATATTTTTCATACATAATTCTATGCTTTAATCTCCACGCATTAGGTTCTTTTACTTTAATTAAGATATATCCATTAATATCAATTCTTTCACTACCAATTTTCTTTTTATTTCATGGCTCATTACCTTTTTTAAAAGAAGTTTTATTTGGACCTGTAAGTCCTTTAGTTCCTTTATTCCATGTTTTGTGTCCTTTTTTAAATTGGCCATTAAAACCTGTGTTATATCCATACCTTTTAATTGCATTTTTTATTTGCTTAACTTCAAACTTGTATTCGAATTTTTCATTCATTAAATCAGTGATTTCTTTGTGATGTCTACCTGGAGTTATTTCTTTAAGATATTCTTTTTCTTCATCACTCCATCTATGAATTGATTTTCCCATTCTATTTTTTACTCACCACCTTCAAGCATTTTAGGAATTTCTTTTTTATCTTTTCCATACTCTAGTTGTATTGATTTTGCTCTTAATACAACATTTGCATTAGCAATAATTTGTTTTGAAACTCCTATGACTGCTTTGCTTCTTGTAATTTCATCTTCTAATTTTTCTCCTGTTATCTCTTCATCATTTAAACGTTCTAATTGAGCGAATAAATGATTGTTTAGGTCACCCAAGGTGTTGCGTGGCATAAAATCATCCTCCTTTATTTCTTATAATATTCCCATTTTAGTTTTTCACCTGTTACTGGATGATTCCCAGCTGATTGTTTTTTATTTCTGCAACAGTCACTTATACTAGAGTAAGATGTTTCAGTTTTTATACTCGCTTCTTTTAAAGAATTAAATATTTCCCCTGTAGTTATACATATAACAGGTTTACTTAACTTTTTGCTCATTTCTTTTTTGCTTTCAAGTGTATGATGCTTTCCGTACATAGGATGTTTTTTACCTGCATTTTTACCTTTTAATGTTTTACTGATTCTCTCTCGTATGCTTCCGTAATTATTATTGTATTTGTAAGTGCACCATTCTAAATTATTAACATTGTTATTACTGGGGTTTTCATCTTTATGATTAACGCATGGATAATTATTTTCATTAGGTAAAAATGCTAATGCAACTAATCTATGCACAGTGAATTGTTTCACTTTGTTATTCTTACATAAATTTACTTTTAAATAGCCGTTATCACTTCCAGGTTTTAATTTTTTATTTGATAAGCAACTATATACATCACCTAAGTTACTGACTAGATATAAACCTTCATACCCTTTGATATCTTTCCAAATCTCATCTTTGGAGCCTAAAGTATTTCTTGGCACTTGCTATATCCCCCTTTGTAATCTCCTATTAGGTACATTTTTAAACTCAATTATATTTTCTTTGCACATTTCTATAATTCTACTAGCTATAGCTGCATCATAATTCATTAACTCATCTAATGTTTTTTCTGTGCTTACTATAATCGATTTTTCTGTCATGTAACGATAATTTATTATCTCATAAATATACTTTCTATCAGTTTCACTTGTTTGTCCTTTTAATAAGTCATCAATGAATAGTACAGTGCAATTTTTATATTTATCCATTTCTTTGTTGTAATTAATCACATCCATACAACATTGTTTAAGGCTCATAATTAAACTAATATACTCTGTATATTTACAACCTACATTTTGATTTACAAGCTGTATCATTATTGCGATTCCTAAATGGGTTTTTCCTGTGCCTGGGCTTCCAGTTAATAAAAAGCTACCTTTTTCATTTTCGAACTTCTTACAATAACGCATAGCTTGTAATTTTGCCTGTTTTTGATATTCTGTATCTGTTTCAAAAGAAGAAAATGTCTTTTTCTTGAAAGAATCTGTTAAGCCGCATCTCTTTAACTTTTCCAATATCTGTCTTTTTTCAAGACACTCACATGGTTTAGCTACGGTATAACCTTTTTCATCTTCCTGTAGAATATAACCTAAATCTTTGCATTTTTCGCATTGATATCCTATAGCTATTTTAGCCATTTAAAGCCATCTCCCATCGCATCTAATTCTTTTTGCAGTTTTTCTATTTCGTCTAGATCTTCTTTTTTGACTGGTTTCATTTGTTCAGGATCTATATATCCTTGTAAATCCTCGATGTTTGAATTTGAATTGTCTTTATTTTTGTGTTTGTTTGAATTGTAATTACTGAAGTTGTCTTTTTTTAATGGAAAAACTCCTTGCCAACAGTTTTCTATTGAGTTCTCCAATATTTTTATTTTGATATCATCTATTGTTGCTAATTTGTCTAATTTATTTAGTATTCCTTTAAGTGCTCTTTCTGTAACAGGTTTTTTAATGCCCTTTCGCATTTTTATAAAATCTATTATTGTTTCCTGTAAAAAAGAGTTTGAAGTATACTCATTTATAAGAACATCTAAATCAGTTCTTTTTTTCTTTTTTTCTTTTTTATTAATACTGTTATTATTAACACTATTATTATTTAAACTGTTATTATTAAGACTGTTATTATTAGTGTATTCGTTTTCGAGATATTCGTTTTCGAGATATTCGTTTTCGAGATATTCGTTTTCGAGATATTCGTTTTCGATATCTCTAAAATTAATACATCGGTCTCTTTCATCCATTATGATTTCATATATATTTTTTGCTTTTAAATTACCTGATTTTACTCTTTCTACTTTTATGTACCCTGATTCTTTTAATGTTTTTAAGTGTTTAGTAAATCTATTGATTGATATTCCTAATTCTTTACACATTAAATCTCTACTTGGATAACATGTTTTTTTATCTCCAGCGAAGGCTATTAAATATGCATAAATTGCTTTTGCCTCAATTGAAAGATTTTTATCTCTCATAACTATCTTAGGTATTATTCCATACCCATCACGTAAAATACTATTTTTGTTGTATTTTACCTCCATTGAATCTGTCATTTAATCACTTCCTTAAACTTGCTGGCTTTCCTTCTCTTTTACTAATTCAGAAAGTTTAGAAGGATCTATTCCTAGAATTTTAGCTGATTCAGATACTTGAAAAGCTTTTATGATTTTAAGGACCGTATTATAATTTTCTTTATTTAAGCCTTGCAAATCTGATGCTATTTTAAGTCTTTCTTCATATCTAGTACTCATTCAACATTCCCCCTTCTTCGTTGTTTTTCGTTTATATTTATATTATATACTTATTTATAACGTAAGTCAACGTATTTTTGGACAATTTTGGTTTTATTTTCTCGTTTTTATCCGCTAAAAGTTGTTACCTGTCTGTTCTTGTAAACGAAATTTTATGTTTTTCTCGTTTATTTTGTTGTGTATATGTGTTACAATTTATTTATAATAATAATTGGAGGTACGCTATGAATGAAAAAGAAATAGGTAAAAGAATTGAATTTATAAGAAAAAAAGAAAAGCTCTCCAGAAGAGAGTTTGGAAAAATGATTAATAAGAGTGAAGATGCCGTATACAATATCGAAAAAGCTAGAGCAAAACTAAATGAAGATCTTATTGATAGCATATGTAATATTTTTTATATTAATAAAAATTGGCTTTTAAACGGTGGGAAGGAAAGTATCTATGCTTCAGATTCTAAACATATTAGATTGGCAAATATAGTTGGAAATTTAGAAAGAGAAGAAAACTTATTTGAATTAACAGAGATGCTTTTAGATTTAAATGATAGACAAATCGAAGTAATAAAAGATTTAATTAATGTATTTAAAAATTCAGAAAAAAAATAGGGAACAATGTCCCTATTTTTTATTGTTATGTTTTTTATTTTCATCTTTTTTCTTAGTCAAATATTGATAGATAAATCCTATAGTATCAATATTATCATTTTCTTCTAATAAACTTATGATTTCCTTTTTCAATTTTGTTACATAATCCATAGATCTCCCCCAAAATAGCGTAATAATACCGAACTTATGTTCTATGCAGATATATTATAATACTATTTTTCATAAAATTCTATCTTTTTATTTGAATATTAAGAATAATTTATCTACACTTATATTATACTTCCATTTATTGCTATTTTGTTGTGTTGTCCCATATACTGGGACACTATTTATATTCAGAATCAAATAGATCAGTTATCCTACAATTTAGTGCTATTGCAATTTTTTCTAATTTTACTAAATCAAGTACCGTTTCATTATTCTCCAATCTAAAAATAGTACTTTTGCTCAGCTTTGTCTTATAGGCCAACTTTCTAATACTATGTTTTTTATCCATTCTTACTTTTGAAATATTGTTTATTATCATAAATTTTATTTTAAAATAATAGTTTTTCAAAGTAAATATTAAGTATTTGGTTGTTATTCCAGCAAAAACTAATTCAACAAAAAATCCACTCAGGGGGCTAGTAGAGTGGATTTGCTAATAGGAGTATGTGCATTTTAGGCTTACTCAATTAGTTAAACTGAGTATGATTAAATCTTATACTTAAATTATATCACCAAATAAAATGTTTATAAATCGGAACATATTCCTATTTAAACACATAAAAATAACCACCCAGCAAGGCAGTTATTTTTTTAAACAGGAGTATTTTACTAAAGCAATATAGCTAAAATTTGTAAGTTCTATATCTAATATTAGATTAACACCTTTTACTTTCAATTTCAATCGGAACATATTCCTATTTATTCTTCATGTGGTTTATAATGTCTTATAGTGACTAAGGTCCCATTTTCAATTTTAGCCTTAATTTTAATAATTTCTTCTGTTTCATCTACTTCTAGACTTTTAATAGCTTTATAAACTATATTCATGCTACTATTATCAGTTTTAAAATAAATACAATTTTCATAATTTTTCATGGCTACTCTTGATAAACTAAAATCTATACCACATAGAGGTAAAGCATATATATTAACTTTTTTACCTTCTAGTAATTTAAAAAAATTCTTAATATCTACTTGTTTAACTAATTTTTTCATATCATCACTCCTCTATTAATTTTGGTTATACAACTTTTTAATCTTATTTTTTATAAATATCAGTTATATGTTTAAAAGGTTTGCAATCTATTAAAAATATCGATTTTACGCCCTTTATAACACGTTTCTTTAAATTAGCAATAAAAACTAAGCTAAAGTTGTAAAATTTCATTACAAAGCCGAATATAACTTTAAATCAAGATTTATATATAAAGTTAATTGTTTTTATATATCCTTTATTTTCTATATCTAAATAAATGTTAGAATATTTACTTTTTCCTCTGTTTTTATACTCTTGAGACTGACTTATAATATCAAATTCTTTTTCTATCTTTTTAATTCTTCTGGCTTTTCTCTATTGTATGTAATTCTAATTTTGAGCATATTCTCACCCCCTTGGCACTTCTAAATTATGTTCTAAAGCATAGCTAACAACTCTATTTTGAGATAACTGACTTAAAGAACTTAAACCATTTTCAACCGCAGTTAAATATAGTTGTTTCTCTATATCATTATTAGGCTTAGAAGATCTAAGCTTATTATCAAGTTCATCTGCAGTATAATTTTTATAATGTTCATTAAATGTATTATGATATTTCGTATTTACTGTATTTGAACTTTTTTCTTGTTTTACGTTAGTTTGTTTTTTATTTTTAAAATTTTCTTGGTCTTTTAAATAATCATCTAAAGTCCTGATATTTTTCATGTCCAAAGTTTCAAATACTTTTTTCATATAAGCATATTTTTTAGTTACACTTTCTTCGCTTGCAGCTATAAACACTTTTTCAAATATATTTAAATCAAATTTATCTATGTATTCTAAAAGCATTTTTTTCGTATGCGGCATGAAACGTTTTTCAATTTTAAAAGATTTATATAAATCAAAAAGTTTTATTTCTCTTTCATTATTAACAACAACGTTATTATTTTCTTTATTGTTATTATTTTTATTATTATTTTCTTTATTAGCGTATCGAAAACCGGTATCGCAGAAATTGGTATCCCTATTTTCGGTATCCCAGTTTTTAGGATTACGGTAAGATGTAGTATTTCCAATACTTTCACGATTGCTTGTTTTTTCGCTGGCGTTCAAATTAACGTTATCGCTTACGTTCGTAATTTCTACGTTCTGTTTTTCGCTAAAGACTTCGTATAGATAACCATTAGTAAGATTACCATTTTTAAGTGGAGTCCTTTTTATATAACCAACTTCTATAAGTTTATTAATACCATTTGAAACTCTCGTTTTACTTACTCCTAATTGTGTTGCTAGTCCTTGGATACTTATTTTATGTTCTGGATTAGATATATATTGTAATATTTTAGCAAACACAAAGAAGGCATTTGGACCTAACAAATCCAAATCATTCATAATTTCGTTTGGAATAACTGTAAATCCTTCAGCTAATTTAGCACTTGCTACGAATTTTGATTCATTACTGCTTTTAAATTTAGACATTTTTTCATCTCCTATACTGCTATTTTAAGTAAGATGAAAACTATACCATATTGATTTGTTAATAAAATTATGTTATAATTAAATAACAAATGAAAATAATGTATTTATGGATAGCCTACACATCTTACAGGTAGTTAATTACTGGCAATAATTAACTATAAATGTGTGGGTTTTTATTTTGCTATTTTTTATTAGAAAAATTTTTAAAATCATTTGAATTTTTTACTATATTTGCAATAAGTTTTGATAATGAAATACCTTTTTTTTCAGCTAATTCTTGCAAGATATTTTTTTCT